TCATTTGTCATTGTCGTACTCCTGTAATATCCATTTTGCCCACTCTATTAAGTCTTCTACTCTTTGTCCTGCGGGTTGTCTCTTTACCCATAACTCTAGATTTTCCAATCTATTATCTGATTTAACACCATTTTTATGGTGAATATTTTCATAACTTTCTAATTTTCTTCCCAGAAAATCCGAATAAACCCTTCTATGTTGAAGAATTTTTCCTTTGTGACCCTGAATATGATTTCGATCATATTCAACAACATAGCCATCTGGCGACAAATATGTTTTTCCAAATGGGTTTTCATTTGGATCTTTGCCCATTATAAGCCTTTGATAATGTTTTGAGCAATATCCTCTACCCTTTCTCCCTGGCGAAGCACATTCATTCGCGATACATTCTTCAGCTGGGATAGAGGCTCTATAATGGGACTCACACATGCCATTTCTTCTTCTTTTTATACGAACACATGCTTCTATAATACATTCCATAAGTAGATCATATCATAGGAAAGCAAAAGCGGCAACTTCATTTCGAAGTCACCACTTTCATGTCTCTACCTTTCTAGTAGAACGTCATCTTAACAGAGATGTGATCATGTGTCAACTACCCATTTGGAGCGAGTGCTATATATGTATAGTACATGTCTCCTTGGAATTCTGTTGGTCCACCTGCTAATCTATCTTGATTAAAAATTGAATAAAATCCACGATGATCGGGAACAGCTCTTCCATCCAAACCTCTAATTGCATGAAAGAATCTCACATAATAATCAGTATTCACGCTAGTTACTACTGCCGGTCTTGATCCTGGCAAAAATGGTCTAGGAAAATAATGAACTACTCCGTTACCCTGTGCTTCAGTAAAAGGAAGTTTAGCATGTCCAGCACGAATAGTCAAGCCTGTTTCTCTGGCAACACCATATAAATTATAATAGCCAGTAATCATTTTTTCATATAAATAATCCATATTTCTGACCATATCATTTAATTTTGCTGAAGAAATAGCTTCTTTACCCCAGCTTATTCTTTTGTAAATAGACACTTTTAATTTGCTCTCCTTCCTTATGAAATTCTATTTCTTCTGCTGAAACATCAATAATTCTATTATATTGAAATCCTAGCTCTGAATAAAAATCGGGTGTGGTAATCAATCTTTTACTATCACCATCTATATAGAATACTGCACTTGTTGTTATTGATCTTATCATACTACCCGGACGAAAGCCAGTCTGACCATATAACGGATAACCTGAAAGAGTCTCGGTTGTTCCCATGATTGGTTGTACCGACCATGACCAGAAAGCCCTTTGTGAAATAAATTTACTTTTAGTTTTGCTTAAAACTAAATAATATTCTTCTGTATCTGAGTTATAAACATATGACCACTTTGGATAAATTAATTTTTTATTTGGTGGTCTCCAAATATTTTCATTTTTTTTCTTTTTGAACAAGGCCATTATTGCCCTCGGTTAATCTTTTGTTTTCTATTGTTAAATTTGTAAGTTGCTCTTCCAAATCTGAATTTTTTTGTTTTTCAGTCTTTAATTGAGCACTAACAACTGCATGCTCTAAGCTTATATTAGAAATTCTAGCTGTTAAATTATTAATAACTTGTTGCAAATCTATATCCGACATTTTTCTCCTAAATTAATTGTGCAAATCCTATTCTTACATCATGAATATTTTGTGTTGTACCAGCAAGATTCCATGGGGTAATTCCTACATAATAAGCTGTTCCAGCGCTTGCTGGAAATACCATACTAATGCTGTTTTCCCAAAGTCCTGCAACCCATGGTGATCTAGCTATATATACGTTATTTGTTTCGTCCCAAATTTCTAATGTTGCAGTATATCCTGTTCCAAAGTTAGATATTCTTGCAGCCGCAGTAATAATATACATTCCACTACGTCTAGCCCACAATCTTGTATAATTAGTTCCAGAAACAGCTGTTTCCCAAACTAATCCATTTTCATTCCATAATGATGTATAAGTTTTTCTATTTGTATGCTTCACTGTTACTAAATTAGGAACATCAAGTCTTTTTAGTGAAGAACTTTGAGTTACAGAAACATTTGAGTTATTAACCAGATAAACACCATGTTGTTTTCTTGATTCAGGAATAGTTCCCCAACCAAGACCCATTGTATTAATGTCGACCTTGAAGGTCTCATTAGTTAATACATTATTTCTCTCAGCATATAATGTTATACCAGTTAGGGTGCTTTTGTCAATCTGCCAATCAGATTCGTTGATTGGCGCATTAAAAGATCCTGCTGCAAAAACATTTTGATACGAATCAGGGTCAGCAGTTGTATCGATTTCAATACCGGCTTTTGAAATAATGTTTTCTGTAGCTCCAACTGCCGCAAAAGCACCACCAGATTTATTATTATCGTTATATGATGAAAAGTGTACTGCTGTCATCCATACGGTACTTGTTGATACTACTGGTGTAAATTCAAATCCAACCAAACATGTAGTTACACCGGCGGGAACGGGACCAATCGCCGTTGTATCAAAATTAGCAGCATAACAATACCCATAAGGAAATCCAACTGGTTGAGTGCCTACAGCACCACCAAAATTGTTATTTAAGTATTCCCAAGGCCCCCATGCGATTGTCCCATTACTAAATTTAATTCTTGCTCGCACTTGAATAGTATTATTTGCTGTTGCAAACCAAGCACTCAGATGTAAATAATGTCCTGGAGTAACAGTATGATTATAAGTTGTATCTGTTGGACCTAAATAAATAATAGGGTTTCCGGTACCAGCAGTCACAAAAGACATATTTAGTGACTTAAGATTTGTATATCCTGCTGCCCACATATTATTATCAATAGAAATAAGAGAAATTCTATTTCTTGTTGTATTTGTATTGTAATACGAAATACCACCAGCGTTATCGAAAATATCCCAAGTGTCATTAATCTTGTTATTCGACTTGAAGTAATTTCTTGTAATTACCTCTTTTTTAATACTAGACACTGGATTATATCCATACGCCCACGGAACAGATGTTTTTGAAATTTCATTTGTTTTTGCTACAACTCTTGGCTCTGTTGCACCAACAGAATCATTATATAAAGCTCCTCTTGTTTTATTTTCCAAAAAGTGTTTATTATCATATGCATTATTTGTTGCATTCTCAATACCTCTATCCGCATTGGCACCCAAATACACTGTAGAAAATCCATAGGTATCATTAATTTCTTTATCTGGATCTGCGCTAGATGTATAGTTTCCATCTAAATCAAAGATTTCAGTTCCATGTGAAGAATCGTGTAAAAGCTGTAAATGCCCTTGGGGAGTAATTCTTGTCACTGCCTGTACTGGAGTTGACGCAATAAATAATCCATCATCATATGAGAATGACCAACCCTTCATATGAATAACCGGGCTGTTACCATCAATAACGTTTGTTAATGCAATGCCATCATCAAATACATCATCATAGGTTGGTGATCCACTGAACCGGAATGAAGAAATAGCATTATCAATGTTAATTGAATAATCTTCTCCCTCAATAGTCTCTTGAAGAAACAATCCTCCTCGGAAAATTCCATCATTAAATTCTACGGTTCCATCACCTTTAATAATCCATCCTGATGTATTGGCAACATAATTTGCTGAACTAACAGTTGAATTTGCAAGGTCTCCTCCAGCTCCGACGACCATCTCACCACGAACTAGAACATCACCAAATTGAGCATTTCCCTCAGCATCTAATGACCATGCTGGTTGATCTGGTGCAGATACAGCTGGTGCGGATGATTTAATTACGCCAGTGACAATTGATCCACCATCAATAATAGTAGATGATGGTGGTGTCCATGGTGAAGGCTCTTCAATACCGGCAATTTGTCTTTCCACCATTAATCCGTCAATATAGAAATCAAATTCTGTTCCCAACGGAATTTCTATATAGATTTTACCTTTTGTTGCACCAGATGGAACTGTGACAATAACATAATATCTATTCCAATCTGTTCCAGCATCAATATCAATAGAATCTTCAATTTCCCCAGGAACGTCATGGTCAAAGCCGACATTAATAGATGTTAGAATCCCAAGATTATTTTTGATGTACATTGAGATGATATAAGTTTGATTACCTTCAATATCAATATTGAATCCTGAACCAAACCCGCCAACAGCGAAATCTAAGTAATTTTCTACAGCTGTTCCAACATCATACAATCTTAGTGCCTTATCGCCAAATCGACTACCACCAATCATAGTAGTTTGATTAACTCTCATCTGCAAAGATGCTTCCATAAAATCAGTATTAACTAGATCATTTTCATCATGATAATAATCTTGACTCCATTCAAAGTCAGCAAACATTAGAGGAATAAGATTATTTGAGTCTTGAACAAGCAATGCTTTTGCAGCAACTACACCATCATAAATAAATAATCCATTTTCATCCAACTTCCATCCCGTTTGCAGTGGGACACTGTAGTCTGACGATTGAATAACTCCATCTGAATCATCGATTGTTAATGTTGATCTTATATATAAATCATTAATAAAGGCTGTTCCCGCTATAAGCTTTGCAGCACTTAGTGTTTGTATCTTAGCGTCAGTAATAGTAGCATTTTGTATGTAGGCATTTTCAATCAGACCCGGCAAAGCTGAAACTTGATTGGATGCTGTTGATTTGTTTCCTGCTGTGTCAACTGCAATAATCTTCCAATAGGCATTTGCAACAGAGTCTGGCATGGGAATAACTATTTTTTCAACAATAGGAAGGCCTGGGCCTGCAAATGGAGCTGTAGAAATTAGTGTTGATGAACTTGGTGTAAATCCATTTGTAGTGCTAGCATGAATTTCAAAGTATTCAACATCAGATTCTAGATTTCCTCCACCATCCTTAGTACCATCATGACTGAATTGAATACTTAACGGTCCAGTTGCAATAGTTGGTACCGCCGGTTTTGAAGGTGGTGTTGTATCTTTCGCTGTAGTAATTGGATATGTGCTAGCGTTTGTCCAACCGCTAGCATTACCAGAAAAATCTACAGCTTTAACCGAAACAAAGTAGTCTTCATCTGGTAGAAGTCTTGAAATTCTTACCTCTGTTTGATCAGCGGGCACATTAATATATTGCCATGAAAGCTCATCTGTACTATATCTAATAATATAATCTTGTAAATCTGTATCAGCTACAGGTGACCAAACAACATCAATATATGAGTCAACTGGTGTTGCGCCTGTTGTCACAGTAACAGTTGAAATAGTTCCTGGTGGATCAGTATCTACTGTAGAAGTTAATTTAGGAGTTGCTGATCCAGAAGCATAGCTTGAGCCCTGGCCAAATACATCAACGGAACGGACCTTAACATAATGTATAGTAGAATTTGTACTACTATAAATAAAATTAGTGGCCAATCCAGAATAAACTATATTTGTTGAATCTGGAGTAAATGGATCAGTTAATGATAAGTAAACTTCATAAGTTTTTAAATCATCATCTGTTGCCGCGTCCCAATTAACAGCAATAGAATCTGGTGCATCACTAACAGTCAAATTGACAATATTATTTGGCACCGGATTCGTTGCTGATGCAGTTGCTGCTGTTGACAGATTACCAACAAGATCTCTTACTTTAACTGAAATATCAACAGCTGGTTCTGGTAAGCCAAAGACACCAACATTTGCATCAAAAGAGAAATCGAAGCGTTCTTGAGCAACGTAATAAACCTTGCTTGTTCCACCGACTGTTACAGTTACTTGATAATCCTTAAAGTCTTTTAATGTATTGCCATTAGAATCTGTAGTCGGTTTTGTCCAAGTGGCAACAAAGGATGATCCAACTACTGTCCAAGACAATCCTGTTACTGGGCTAGGTGCAATTGTATCACTAACTGTATTTACTTTAAATACAGTTGACCATGATGAAAAATCTCCATCTCTATCTTTTGCTCTAACCTGAAAGACGTAATTTTGTCCAGGACTCAAATCCCTCATTAATATTTCTGGCATTAAATGTCAAGCTCCAATACATATTCTATATCCATAGTAATTCCACTAAGCTTTTCCATAGGAGAACTCAATACTGCTCTAGAAACTAACCCTGATCCAGCTGCCTGAACAATATCATATCTTAATCCGTCTAATGATATTGTTCCTGGGCTACCTGTGGCAGTAGCTTCAATTTCTATAGCTACAATGCTGGCCCAATTTGGAGATCCGGTAGCAGAAAAGTCTGACTTTAAAAATTTATCTATTTTATATCCATTAGAAACAACTAATCCATTATATGAGTAATAATTTGTATCGTCAGTTTTAAATCTAATAATTAAATCTGCTAAATTATTAACATAATATGCCAATGAAAATTCTGTGCTATCGGGTAAAGATGATAGATCAATAGCTGATGTTGCATAACCTTTGACAGTTCCCGAAGCAGTAATTGCATACTCGATGGAGTCCGAATCTAATCGTGAGTTTACAGCAGATAATGTGTGTGTGCCAGAAACATCTGTCCAAGTTGTTGCCCCGTTAAAGTTATTTAACAATACGCCTGTAGAGACCCCTGTTTGAAGGGCAGCATTAATTCCAGATGAATAACATCCTAATTCATAAATTTTATATTGGTCACCGGCTGGTAGGACAGACTTAAAGTATATTCTTTCATTAACTGGATCAGTAATTATTGTTGATATTGAAGAGCCAGCAACAAGAAATTCTAAGGTTTTATCATCAGCTGTTGCAGCAGTTGATCCAATGCCAACGACAATAGATTCTGCAAATCCAGTTCTTTTACCTGCAATAGCATTAATCGCAGCCAATCTACCTTCAGCGGTTATTATATTTTTTATATATAATAACTCTCCATCTACAAATATTTTATACTGACCCTGCATCTTTAGTCACCCTCACATCATATTCTACTGCATCCGCGACGTCTTGAACAACTAAAACCAAATCAATTACTGAAGTTCCATCGGAGGTAAACCTGACAGTTTGGCTTTTGACTGACAATACCGCTGGTGCTTCTGGAATACGAGCAGGATCTATCTGGTTTGGAGCTGCACTTTCCTCTATTTTAGCTTCTGTTTTTATAGTGGGTGCTGGACTATTGCCATCGGTAATACCCGACTGTGCCAAATCGCGGGGAAGTGGATTAATCGGGTTTACTCTTTTACTTTCTTCTTGAATAATATCATTTGATTTGATTTGTGTCATTAAACTTATTATACCATCTAGATTTTTTTGGTCAAGTTAGCGTACTCTACGAAGCGACATTTTACAAGAAAATCCATCGTTATCAAAGTCCCTTTGAAGTCTTGTAACAATAAATAGCCAAGCCTCTTCTACACCCGCCTGAGAAAATTTAATATTAACTTTATCGCCAATTTGGGTAAAGGTGTTAGAAAACACTTCAATTTCTACAGCGTCCATTGGATCTGCCCAATGTTCAACTATCCATTTTGATAATTCTTCCGCTTCTTCTTCTGTATGAATCCATTCTGCCTCTAAAGTCATTTTAATTGGACCATATCGTCTGACAGAAATTTCATCCTTGACATTCTTTTGTCCTTCGCCCTTTTCTTCTAAAACATATCCATAAAGCATTAGCGAATGATCAATGCTTTGGGATTCAGTAATTTCCTCTGTCCCATTAACTATTTCAGTTTTTCTAGAAGCATTTGCTAAAGTAAAAACACCTTTGGTTGGATGATACTTCTGATCAACCAATCTAATCTTATCATTACTAAGAAAAATATTAATTGATTTTGCTGGCTGTTTATCTAGATCTACTTCAAATGTTCTAATTTCATGTGCAATTGCACCGAATTCTTCATAAAAATAGTTTCTTTGCTTAGCGTTTCCAAACTCATCAAATCCCCAGTTATTGGCTGGCAATCCGTCTGGGGACATTAATATAGTTGCCCCCAATTTGTTTGAAATGTATCCGCCCTTGCTGATGTCATAGATAGAAAAATCATTTGGTGCGTTATATGAACCCTCTCCATATGCCATATTTGGCACCTGAGTAAATTCATAACATAAAGATAAATTATTTGTAGAGGTGTAATTTATCTCTATCATAGAGGCATAATCCATTGTTTCTGACAATTCCCAAACACGTCTGGATTTTGGAGTCAGTGTAAACGTTCCAAGATTTTTAACACTCTTTGGTATATTAATGCCAGGATCATGAATTAGCTTTAATGAATGAATGGTTGCATTTGTAGTATGTGTTACTAGGCTAAGTGCACCAGTTCCTAGCCAACCATCTTGCATAGGAAAATTAATTATCTTTTTAAGATTCGTTCCCGGCTCTAATTGAACAACATTCATATCAAATTTCTCATCGTCATAGTGGTATCTACTATCAATGTTATTGGTTGCATAAAAATAATCAAAATCTACCTTGCTGGCACCACGGACAAAAAGTCCACCCCAATTAGTAGCTCTAATTCTATCTGTTGTATAAAAAGTGTCTACTAGTTGACCATCAATAAATACTTCAATAGCCGAACAGTGCTCTCCATTAATCCATGTATCTTCGCTATAAGTAATATCTAAATCATACCACTTATTGTTGTCTAGTTGCCATTTGATACCACGTAAGCCACCGTTAAAAGATTTCATGGGCTTGTATGTATTTCCATTTTTTACTTCACAAAATATTTCGTCTTGCCATCCACGGCCAAGCTTATCTGTCGCTTCAGTAGATAGTAAACTAACTTGATAGAATCTATGTGCATCCATTGGGTGATCTGGACCCTGATCATCATAAACAAACCCATCTGCATCAGATATATTTAAAACGATACCGGCGTGGCCCCATCCTGGAGTAAATCTGATCCTTGTTCCGAACTCTCTCATTTCTGTTGTATCAAATTCTCTCAGAATAACAGCACATACATCTGGATTTGAGCCACCTGTTTTTACATGATCACAGGTTAAAATTGAGTCTTTCCAACTCCATTTGTATTGAGCTTCAACCCAATTTGTTTTTGTTCTCCAATCGCCCGGGACGAATTGACCACCCCATTCGAAATATTTACCTGGCCAATATGCTGAACCTGCACCTGCCATCCACATATGCATTAAATACCATCCATCAGCAATGCGAGGTGAATGGAATAGTTCTCCGCGACCGTCTACATTTCTTTTTGTTGTAACTAATCTACCAGTAAAATGATTTTGTCTTGTTGGATCAATTCCACCACCAGTAAAGCTATTCCAAGTTTCTAGATCCTTTTTGCGCTTTTCATCATCATTGTAAATGATAACCTCGGTTTTAGTCCCGGCAGTAAAGTCCCATTGAAAGTATCCTTTTCCGTTATACTCAAAGACCTCTCCATCAATATTTGCTGATCCCTTATATTGCCAGGTTGCAGCCTCAGCTGGATCAATCCAAATGCTGTTATTAACAGGTGTACCAAGAGTTGGATGTGGATATGAAACTCCTGAAGAAGTTATTTCCCTTTGTAGTGCTGATGCACGAAGAGTTACGGTGTCATCCGGTTCCCACACAACTGATGTCAATGGCTGATTGGTTAAATCTAATTCATCGACTTTTGCTTGCATCTTTTTGTATTTAATAGTTACATCATTGGCAATCAATTCATATTTTCTATCAAAGGTAGCAATGTCGGGGATATCTAACCCATCTTCTTCTGCCAAAAATGTCCATACTGGAGTATCCGTCTCATTTGCTATTTCAGAGCGGGTAACTAGTTGAATAACTCCAAATTCATCACAAAAAATTGCACACTGATGAGATTCACATAATTTTTGAAAAGCCTCATATACAGTCTCTTCTCCATTTGTCCAGAAGTATTTTACTGTTGCTGTTGTATCGAAATCCTCGGATTGAAAACTATAAGAATCTACAGCAACCTGATCCAATATGGTTGACATTGTTCTGGCAATAGATTCATTTTCTACAAGCATTGCTGGACAATATAAATCTTGAAGTATCTTTAATACATCAAATACTTCAAGCGTGTATTCATATTCGTTTGTTTGTTGCCATTCAGATGTATACATGGTTGCAACTCTAGCCTTGTAGCTAGCTGCGCCGGAATAATCCGAAAGGTCATAATCTACATAAAGTCTAAATTGACACCAAACATTTAATAATCCAAAGAAATCTGATGCTGGATCTTTATTGCTTATTTTTAGATCATAGTCATTGATAACAATGGATGCACTATTTGAACTAATTTGTCCAACTGGATAAATAAAATCTTCCTCATCCATGCTCATGTCAATACTATATTCTGAAACTCTGTAAGTAAGATCTAGTTCACGCATAGCCGCGATTTCTAGCAACTGAATTCTAGAATCGGCGTCGGCAACAGTTCGAATATGTATTCTTACACCCTTAATTTCTTGATAAATAGATTCATCAAGCTGTTGAATATCTACCCAAGCCGAACCATTCCACCAAATTTCACATAAGCCTGTAGCAGCGTCGACATCTGGTCGGTCCGCTATTTCTACCCAAGCATTAGCGTTCTTTTCGAACACTTCGATAGACCAATCTTTAGGTATAGTTCCCAAATTAAATCCAATTCTAATTTTATTGGATTTGACAAAAGATTCATAATCAACCTTAACTTTAAATTTGTCTAATTTAAATTCACCAATTGGTCCTGCTGGATCAGAGATATTGATGTCATAAGTTTCTGATTGTAATGGGGACATATAGTATTTAAATTTGCTGTCTGTCTCGATAGTATAAAATCTTTCTGAGGAGAGCCCCGCGCCTGTATTCGTCATAGTGTATGATTCGTTATCTGCGAATGCATAAAATATTCCAGATTTTGGCCTAATTCTATCTGTTATAGCACCAATTGGAAAATATTGTTTGTTATATGGCCATGCGGTATTATCAGAGTCCAATTCATTGACTTCTGTTGTTTTTAAATGATTAAAGTTCCACTCAGCAATAACTAAAGGTTTACCCTTTATATCATGTCCTCGACGGATTGCAGTTAAATATTCTGTAGGTATAGACTGCATTATACCTCATCCAATGAAATGTCTAGATCATATAAGTCTGTATATGATCCCCTTTTCTTTAACTTATAGTTAAAGTCTTCAAACATTACAAGTACATCTTCTGTTGATTTATCACCATAAGTGATAGTCATTATAAAGCTCCCTTGATTATCTTTATAGAATTCATATATAGAAATTACCCCGGCATATCCGTCAACTGTTTTCGAATCTTCATTTGGAAGATCTTCCCAAGAAACTCTAAATTTTCTTTTTTCTGCAACAACAAATCTTCTTAGGGTTCCATCCGCCATACGTTTTTTATTTTCAATTTTGGATGTACTCATAGATAATGGAGATCTTTTATGGTCTGTAACTCTCATTCCGCCAAAACTGACAATGCAGTCTATAGGCAATCTAATTATTCCCATTATCTAATCTTCCCCAATCTCTTGTCCTTATTCTTATTTGCTTGTTCAATCGCAGACATAACAGATTCTGTTATTTCTTCTTTGGAAACGCTGGTTCCTTCTATATTGATATCTATATAATACTGATTTGGCATTCCTTTGTCAAGATTATCAATGCCGCGCTCAAGCTTAGCAGACAATGGAGCTGTTAAAACAGTCTCATCCTTGTGTAAATTAGCCAAGGTATTATCATACTTGATCATTCCACCAATTTCTAGTCCCGGAATAAATGTTCTTGGGTTTTGCCAATTTCTTGGACCTCCACCCATCTGGAAATGCAAGTGAGGACCAGTTGAATAACCAGTTGAACCCACATAACCAATTAGTTGACCCTTATTTACTCGTTGCCCTGGTGAAACTACAATTCTAGATTGGTGAGCATAACCAGATTTAATACCGCCGTGATCTAGAATAGTCCAGTTACCAAATCCACCAGAATTCATTCCGGCAGATACAACTGTACCCGAGTCTGTTGCATAAATCGGTGTTCCTGAAGGTGCGCCAATGTCAATACCATCGTGCAATTCATTTCTGCCCGAAATTGGATTTCTTCTGTTACCATATTCTGATGTTACTCTACCAGATGTAGGTTTAGCATATTTACCTGTTCCTGATCCAATTATAGATCCAGAAGAGTTGCCGCTCATTAATCTGGCAAACATTCCAAATCCAGGCAATCCTGACATTGCTCTTGAGAAATTGGCTGATCCAATTCCAGCGCCCGCAAGAGCTTCAGCCATTGGTTGCCATTTTGCATAGGCGTAAGGAAAGGCTGATCTTTGAACAGCTTGAGCTGCAAGAGTTGGTGACATAGAATCTCTATTTTTAATTCTAAGCAATCCCTGGAAAAACTTCATTGCAGCATATTCTGGATTCATAATTTGTGCAATACTTCCCCAACCCTGCGATGTTCTTTGCTGGAATAGACCAACAGAATCTCGGTCACCATAGTTAAGATTTCTCAAAGTCGACTCTTGCATAGCAGTCATCAAAGAGATAATGATATCTCTTGTGGATGCGCCCATGCTTTTACCAACATTGGCAATGATGTTAGCATTTCTTAATTGTTCATCTGAGAGCTTAACCCCACCATAAACACCTGCCTTTTGAGCCATATTGAGAACTGAAAGTCCACCATTAGTAGCTGATTGCTCTTGAGCACCCAAGAATGTAGCCCCAATAAGCCCTCTCATCATAGTTCCAATAACGCCACCGAACATACCAGCCATAGCTACGCCGGGGTCTCCTCCACCAATTCCAACTTTACCGGAATTAATTTGATCTACCCAATCTGTTCCATACTTGCTAACAGCATCTTTATTTAGAACATATTCTCCTTTTTGTAGAATAGCTGGAACTTCATCATCATAAAGTCCTCCAGTTCTGCCTAATCTACCACCAGTATCACGACCAATATAACCACCTGTATGGAATGCATATTGCATATCGCCGCGCTGCCCTTGATATGGCTTACTTGCGCCAGGCGGTTTCCATCCTGAAGGAGGATTACCAGTTACAAGCATGTTAAAGAAGTCTCCCAGGCTAAGCCCAAACGCACCATTAGAAATAGCACCTGCTACAGCAGCACCGAACGATGCCCATGCCGCATCATTTGACATATTTATTCTGGCTCTATCAACATTGGATTGAAGTGCATTACCAATAATTTGGCCCCATTCTCCACCTTTAATAGTAAGTTGGATTCCATGACGACCATAAGCATCTTGCACTCTTCCAATATGTGACCACAATTCAGCTTCGTTTTGAGGAACAAATTCTCTCAATGTTGCAAGTTCAATTTCCAAAGATTTCTTTTGGATTTCTTGCTTACGACGCTCTGTATCCTCTTTTGCCTTTTGCTCTTTTTGAAGATTGTCCATTCTTTCCTGAAGAGCCTCTTTTTCCATCTCTCTTTGTCTTTGCAAAGATTCTGTCACTGCCTCTTCTTCAGCAGCTAGAGCTTCTAGTTTGGCTGCCTTAGCCTCATTAATGATTTGCTTTCTTTCATTAAGTTCAGTAATTTGTTGATCAATTTCTTTTGATCTCTGATTAGCAGCAAATTGAGACTTTCTGGCATCATCTTCTGAACCCCATCCAGATTGAACACCGGCCATATTATTCTGAATTCGAGCAGCTTCATCCAAATTGCCTTCAGCCATTGCTCTATTGAAGTCAATATTTCTATTGGCAATTTCATTAAGTCTTTCGATTCTTCGTTGTTCAGCTTCAAATTGTGCCTGACGTTGCTCTTCAATTTCTTGCTCTTTTTCTTTCTTATCTTGAAGAGCCTTGATTTGTCCATCAATTGCCTTTATTTCTGCTTCGGAATTCTTTTCAATTTGCTTCTTAGTTTCATCGAATCCACGCTTAGAATCTTTCATTCTAGCATCCCAAGATTTATCCAAAGCCTTAGATTCTCTATCCAATGCGCTCTTCTTTCTGTCATATGCCGCACTAATAGAGTCTAGTCTTGCTTGGAATTGTCGTTCAGATTGTGATGCCAATGCATCCATAATAGTACTTGAAGCACCAGAATAAATTTGTTTGGTTGAATTAGCTAATGTTTGAGCTTGCTTTTGAACATCTTCACCCAAATTAACAAATCCTTGATTTCCAGAGGTCTTTGCATCAAAGAATTTACCCTGTTCAGAATTAACGTTTTTTAACGTAGTAAGAAATGCTTGAAGTTTAGTTGCATTAGCCTGAGTTTCTGCACCAAGGTCTGTTTGCTTTCTTGTATATTCTCCAGTTGCTAATTTAGCAGCATCTAATCCACCAGCCAAAGCATAAATTGTTGCCAATTGTAATTTTTGCTCATCTGTAAGCTTTTTACCATCTTTTTCTGCTGCACTCAAAGCCTCACCATATTGCTTAATAGCTTGTTCACCAGACATAGTTCCTTGGTTCAGGTGTGGAAGCAAGTCACTAAATGTCTTAAATTTCTTACTTACATCCGGAGAAACACCAGCCAAATTAGCAACCTCTGTTGTAAACGATCTCATAGAATTAGCAGCAAGAGCAATTTCTTTTGAAAAGGCATCATCTGTTTTTGCACTAAATACACCATATTTATCACTAAATGTTGTATACTTTTGCATTAATTGTTCCCAGTTATATGCTGGACCAGAATTAAACCCTACAGTACCCTTGAATTTTTGATTAATCCTATCTGCTGTTTGTTTTTGAATGTCTGACATTTGTGTGGTTATATTATTCAAAAGATACGCTCTTTGAGAAGGATCAAGATTTACCATTCTGTCCCATAAAGTTTTGGCTGTCTCTTTAATGCCTGCGGCACCCTGGTCAGTAACTTGAGAAAGTTTTCCAAAAAATCCTGGATCGCCTTGGAACGCTCCACCAGCAATAGTAGAATCAAATGTTCTTCTCCTTACATCTGAAAGGAATTTATCTAAATCTTTTTTAGAGCCAGTAAAATCGAAATCGAATTTAATTTGACCCATAATTTTATCAATTTCTTCCTTCTTTTTACCTGCGGCACGAAGTAAAGCATCTAGTCCCTGAGTAATCTGATCTTGTGGAAGTCCTTGACCCTGAAGCTTATAAAGTTCAGTTCTAATTCTGTCATATAGCTTTCCATCGCTAAGCTTTCTCACTTCTTGAACTAATGGAGAATTTTCTTCTCTCATCTTTTGAGCAATACTATCAACAGTATCCTTAACTTCTCCAGAAGCAGTTTTAATTTGACCCATTTCTTGCTTAACAAAACCAAGGGACTTGGACCAAAGATCTGTAGAATTCTTTACGGCCTCCATGTTTGCAAGTTGCTCTCTTGATTCAGCAGTAACTAATGAGTATATACCATAAGCCGTAGCAACACCAGCACCTACTAATAATGTAGCTGGATTCATTAAAAATGATCCAATTCCTGACAGCATTCCGGCACCTTTAGCAGCTAATCCACCTCCGCCAATTCCCATAAGAGATTGTGCGGCGGCATTAGCTTTAATTGCTGTTCCAATTTTACCTAAGATAGGCATAAGCGCATAAAGCGCTACAGAAGCCAATGAAATATAATTTAACCATTCTGCAAAACTGCTATTTGCACCCATAGCCATAGACGCAATACCTGACACAGCAGATACAGCAAGCAAAGATTCTCCAGTAAAGGCGCGTTGAGCAGTAGCAGACTTTTTGGTTTCATCTGTAACCTTTGCTTGTTCCCTGGCTGTTGCAGCAATTGCAACCTGTTCATTGTATGCCGATTTTTCAGAAGCATTCAATGCTCTAGGACCAATTTTTGGATCGTTAATGTACATTGATCCATCTTTGGTTCTACCTATAGCCATTCCGTTAATTTGATTTAAATTATTACCCGGGGCAGTTGCTGCCATACTTGTTGCTTTATATGCGGCCTGAAGTTTTTCTAATTGGAAAATAAGTATTTGAACACTGTCAGCCTCAGTTAAAAGCATCTTGTTGTAAGTTCCAGAAGCCATTTGGGCAGCCTTTTGCTCAATAGTCATAGACTTATATCCACCAGCAAGACGCATAAATGAACCAACTAACTTAGCACCAGTTCCAATAAGGTTACCAATTAAACCAGCAATCATGACTAATGGACCAGCAATAGCTGTAAAAGCTCCAAGAATAACTATTCCGCTTTTAACCCAATCTGGCATGTTATTAACAAATGATAGAACTGCTTCACCACTCTTAAGGATTAATGTTGCCACCTTAAGCGCTATTTCACCGAATTCTTGAAACTCTGATTTAAATCCTTCAAGTGCTATGTTAAATTGACCAGAAAGGCTTCCAACTTGCTTTTGGAGTTCGTTACCAGCCACATTTGCCAAATCTCCAGCACCTTGTTTGGCAACTTCCATTGCTCTTCCTACCTGACCACCTGTGTCGGCTAGACCTTGCAAAATAGAAGTCATTCTGGTCATCTGATATGAACCAGCTAATTGACCAATTAATTGCTGTTGTTCAGCTACAGAAAGATTAGATTCTTGAATAATCTTTGAAAGCCCCATCATTGTAGGCATTAGTTGACCTTTAGTGGTCGTAATAAAATCTTTAAGAGATTTCCCCGTTAATTGCTGGAATAATTGCTCTGTTTCTTTTGCGGGATTAAGCAATCTATTCATAACGGTTTTAATAGCATTTGAACCTTCAGCAGCATCCACACCACGTTCTTTCATGGCTACTAAAATAGTACCAAGTTCTTTAATGCTACCGCCCAATTCTGCTACTGGAGCAGCTGCGCGCGGAATAGCTTCAGCAAAATCTTGCATGCTCAATGAGGTAGCATTTTCAACGGCGTTCATATAGTTGATGGCCTCAGTAGTTTCCTGAGTACTCATTTTAAATGTAGATTGCAATGAAATGACAGCTTTAAGTGAATCCATTCTATCCATTTCACCCAAGGTTGTTAGTCTCTGAACTTCAGCAGTTGATCTTTGCAAATCTACACCTTGTTTACCTACAGCAGCTAATTGACCCATAACGTCTAATGTTTCTTTAACTGGCTGACCCATTGTTTGAGTAACCATTTTGGCTGTTTCCATTGACATTTTTCTAAGGCCCTCGGTTGTTCCATCATAGACCTTTTCAATTCGGGTTAATTCTTTGTCCACGGTGTAAGCATAAACACCAGCAGCAGCGGCTGCTGCTGCAAAAGGAATTGTAAAACCAACCATAAGCTGTCTACCAGCCCACTGAGTATTTTTACCCCAATTTTGAATTTGGGTACCAGTAGATTTTAAAAGTTCACCATGCAAAGACATTTCTCTGTTAGCAAGTTCCATGCTCGATGTAAATTCTTTTACAGAGCTAGCTGTTGGAACCGTTATTTGCATAGCACCATTACCTAGATTTTTAGATAATGAGTTTTGTAATCTGGCTTGCTGAACAGCCATATCACCCATTTTGCGCCATTGTCCAAAGAATTCGCTAATTCCGACTTTATTCTTTTGGATAAGCTTCGCCATCTGATCAGCTTGACGAAGCCCCATATCCCAATCAAATTTAGGTTGAGCAATGGCTTGAATATCTCTAGCCATTTTAGAAGAAAGAGTTTTAGAATTTAAAGTTTCAATACCCCTACCCAAATCTCCAATAGATCTGTTTAGGGCTGTTAGTTCGGCCTGAACCTTTTTAAAGTCAGCTTCACCTTGAAAGCTTATTGTAATTTGTTCTATTTTTATTCATCCTCTTCTATAACTTGAATCATACCATCAAGCTCAATTTGCTCTTCAGACATTCCGGCAACTCTTGCGGCTGCACGACGTTTTACATCATCAAAAGATGACTGCTGTTCTTTATCTAGATCTATACCCTTTAGTGCTGCCATGAACTTATATTGTTCTCGCTTCAAGTCTCTACCTTTTTCTAACATGACTGCTAATTCTTGTCTAGTTAGATTTTCCTCTAAATCATCAAAACTTTTCCAAGTTCCCGGGTATAAATACATAAGTTCAGCTTCTAGATCTACTAATTGATCCCATCCTGATTGTTCGCCATCGCCGCTGCTAGATTTGGGTCATTTAACTTCACCCCTGCTGCTACATCTAAAATATGTTCTAGGGTTGGTTGATCGATATGTTCTGATAAAACATCTGGATCACTCAATCTTGGTTCAAATGTTTCCATTGCAACAGCAACAGCATCTAAAAATACATCTAGTAATGATTTCTTTTTTACATCTTCATTTTCAAAATCTATTTTCTCAAATAGTTTCTTTAGCTTTTTAATAGTAAGAGGATGTATTCTGATTGGCTTGTCCCAATCCTGTAGTTCAATATCCTCGACAGAATAAACTCTATTTGCCATTATAGTTCCTTTCACGTTATCTTAAAATAAATAGTATCATAGCAATAATTATTTTGCAACTAAACTAAAGATAGCCCTGGCGAACCAGGGCTATCAGATAACGTGAAACTAGAGATTACGCAGTTGTAATAACTCTGTCACGAATAGAACCATATTCCGCACCAGAAACGCTTGCAGGTAGCAAACGGAATGATACTGGGAATACAGTAGCTTCAGCACGCTTTAAACCATGAGTTGATGATTCAACCTGAAGTGATCTACGCGCGTGGTAAATTCTTTCTCTCTTCTTTCCATCAACCTTTGATCTAGGTGATAGTCCAACGAAAGCAAGTGAACGTTCTACCGGCTCAATACCAAGAGCACCAGCAGCCATACCAAGATGTTCATCACCCTCATTTAGAGTTACTGCTGAACCACCTTGATCGAAACCTGTAGTGTCATTTAGTCCACCAACACCATTCGCTTTATATGAAGGTGCTTGTCCTTCAGAAACGTTTGGAGACTGTGCCCATGCAACCATTAGATTTTCTAGAGTTGCTTCAACAAGAGTTGTTCGAACACTCATAGTCATTTTTTGCTTATACATCTTAGCAGCGTCAAGCAATTGGTCAACTTCTACTTCACCATAATCAGGTTCGTAAGCTACCTCAACACCTTCTTGAGTATAACCGGTAAATCTCCAAGCGGAGCTACCATCTAAAGCTGATACCGCTGAAACACCTGAGCTTAAAGTTGGAATAGCTGGTGATGGAATATCAGAATCAGAGCTGGTATAGAATGTTGGATCTAGCGAGTCTTTTGCAGAAATATACATAGCTGCTGCTCCAACAATAATATTACGTGAATTACCTTGTGCCATTTTTAGGTTTTACCCTCCTTTTCAAAAATTTCAAACCGCCGTCTTCTTCCAATTAATATTATCCCATAATGACAATTATGTTGCAAATTAATGCCACATACCCAAATTGCCAGAAAATACTGTTGGACCATCTGAATCTCTAGAAAGACCCTCATATGTAGATTCATAATAAACTACTACCATATAAGCATATCTTCCACCTTCATCTTCTGTTTCCATTGGACCGGCCGAATTTTCAGAAATTATTGTCTTAAATTCGAATGGATTATTGGCATCAGACTTTAAAAAGTCATTTATATCTGCTGCTGTCCAATCTTCACGTTGACATAAATTAACTACATAATTTACTATTTCTAACAACTTATCTACATCATGTGAATAAAAAGTGTAGGCGATTCGTCCACAACTAAAAAATGGCGAATCGGATCTCGATAGAATTGCTACAGTATATATACCGAAAGGCAAATCTACGAAACCCTCTTCGCCTGGCTCTATAATTGCTTCATTATAGGCTGAAGTCATTTCAGCTGTTTGTTGCGCTGGTATAAAAAATGGAAGTGAGACATCTTGTGAATCTAATTCTGTCATATAACTAGATTCTGCGGGAATAATATCTTCATTTCTTAGACTAGCCTCAATAAACTTATTGATAAAATAGTATGGGGCTATGGACCACTTGCTCATTCTTCAACCATCCTATTTTTTGATGCCAATGCATAATTGTTATTAAGTGCTTGTTGCAACTTTGCGCCTATAGTAGGATCATATGCAATTGCTTCAATTGATAAAGTTTTTTGTCTAAACTTCTTTTTATTTACCTGCTTTAATTCTGAATCTAGAACCTGCTTTATAGTTTTACCTGCCGGTTTCAAGACCGCATTTTGTACAAGTTTTTTAGGTTCATCTCCCGAAAACCATGCTATATACTCTTTAGTAAATGATCCCCAAGTCATTTTATTTCCCTGCTTATCGATATTGACAGGTGATTCTCTATAAATAATTCCGCCAGACTCCCACCCAACAAATCTTGAATTTGGATTTGACTGACTAGCTTTTTTCAAGTAAACAAGTGCTTTTGCTGTTTTAGGAGAAATTCTAACTGGAAGACCATATTCAATTATTGGAGCTTTCCAATAAAAAATGTGTCTTCTCTTGACGCCTACGGCCTGAAGTTCTTTGGGTACAGGAACAGTTTTTTTAGACGCTTTGAATTCAAAAAATGCCTTTCTGCTCTTTCCACCACCACGTAAAACATGTCTCCATAATCTAGCGTTTGGATCACCAATTTGACTCCACTCATACATATGATGAAATTTTTGTGGATTCTTCATAGATTCTATTGTCATGTGAGAAACAAATCCAGATGCCATAACTGAATGGGAAGCTTTGAGCATAGAGGAAATATGACTTTCTGTCTTTAGGGTTACACCAATAGAATTAATTTTTGAAACAACAGTTTCTATTTTTGCTAATTCTGCTTGTATATTAATTGCCATTACCCTGAACCTCTGCTCTCTTGATTAAAGTTTTATACTCAACTGTTCTTCCAAATGGATCATTTATTGGTGCAGACCCGTTTGAATTAAACCAAGTTGCTGGATTATTTTTTATTTCTTCCTCTTTCCAGACAAGTTCTTGAGTTGCTTTATTACGAATATTGGTAACTCTATCTGAACGTCTTAAGGCTTGACCACTAGTTATTTTAACCCAATCGACATTTTCATAGCGTATATCAAACGTCTCTGTTGTAGCTGCTGACTTTACTCCGCCATCAACAATAGTTTCCGCATAACAGACTATTGTTCTATCGAACACCCAATTGCTTATAAGTTGTCCACTAGAGTTTTTAGTTATAGTTTTTTTATAAATATCAGCTTCATACACATATCTTGAAGATAAAATACATGCCACTTATATCACACCAAACTCAGGGAATCTTCTATATGAATTAAGCAATTGATCTGCTACAGCATTGCCTGTTCCTATGAAGGCAAAACTATTGTATTCAAGCCTCCATTCACCAGATCTAATATTATCTAGATATTTATTTCTATAGTTCTGATCTGGACAAATATAATCTTCTATTAAGACTCCAGCTGCCTCATGGATTTCTTCAGGTACACATTCATAGCCCCATAATCCTGAGACGAAATATATTCTATTTCTTCTGAACTTATCTCTACCTGGCCAAGTCGGATCAAACTTGTCATAATAGGACTGCTTTCTTAATATCCATCCATCAGCAGCCAGTTCCCATGGAGTGTCTTGATCTACATAAATAACATTTTGATCGTCATACCACTGAACATCATCTAATGTTATTAATCTATTTGGCAAAATAAGGCCATCAGTGCCTGTTCCCTCAGCCTCTAATTGTGCTTCGAACTTCATAAACTTTTGACCACAGTAAACATCAATAATGTTTCTTACTAAGCTCTCTGCCTCTAAATAATCTTGATATGTTTTACCATAGGTAGTAAATTTATCATAAACTTCATCCCATGTTACATAAGGTGTAATAACTTGATAACATTCATCTATTAGATATGGGTTATCAGAGAGGGAGAACGACCATTGAACATCAAGTTCCCCGTTTTCTGCGTTATAGGTTGATGGTAAAGGTTTTGAATACTTGCCGGTTGAAGTTGTAGCGGCTGTTCCAAGAGGAACGCCATTTACCGATACAGAAACATTAGAATCTGCATTTGTTAATACACCATCTACATAAATATTATATGTTAACGATGATAAAGTATTGGAATAGATATATTTCAAAATTTCTTCACCAGGCCAATTGTAGCATAATTGATTTTTTATAGCAAAAAGGGGCATTTAGCCCCTTTTATTTATTAACTATAGAATTCTTGAACTTCTCTGGGTGTTGCTACACAAAAAACTCCAGGATGCCAATCCATTATTTTCTGAGCCTTATCTGCTGGCATTGCATTATAAGGATTTCTTTGAGTAAATTTAAATCCCATTACTTCAAACGAAGCATTTTTGCCTTGCAACTTCACAAGAACTGTACTATTTGTGTATTTATTGTCTGCTGCTTGAAGCTCTTCCGTTACAACCTTTTTCGGTTCAACACGAGTGCTCTCTACCGGAACATCTGGTTCACCCAAAACAAATTTTTGATATGATTGCCAATCTACACCATTATTTTGTAACTCTAAAATTAATTCTTCTTTTTTGGCTTTTGGTTCAACATCCACCGCAAAAAAATCACATGCTTTTCTTAATTCATCTACTTTTAATCCGCTAAAAGACATTTTACCTCCTTGAATCGATTCTATCATATATCTTTTATGAAAAGCAATATAGGGCGGGAAACCCGCCCTATATTCGATATTAAATTAGACAACCATATTAACTTGTAATACCAACATTAGAAACAACTACATACGCGTCTGTGTTTTCGATTTGAACACCAAAACGAACATATACAGTGTATTCAATTGTGTCTTTCTTCTGGTCGAACTGGCTGTAGATCTTAACATCTCTCTTAATACCCCAAAGTCTATTCTTAGGGAATGTAAGTTCAAGATGTCCGTGATCGCCAGAAGCACCAGAATAAGTACCATCGGCAGTTTCATCAAATAGTGGAACTTCCTTTACAGGAATACCAAAAGCATAAGATGAAACAAATCCGGCACCGCCTTCTGTACGAACTGGTCCAGTACGGATCATTGATTCCGCAATATTTTCAGGAGTTGTGCTTAGATCAGTTAAGCTGTATAGGTAATCCTGAATTGCGTTGGAACCACTATAGAATGACAATTGGTTACGACGCTGCATGTAGTTACGTGGCATAGCCTTAAGAGCCTTGTTAAATTGCAAACGGTTAAGTGTATCTCCTTGACCATCAACAATATGTGCACCAGCTAATGCAAGTTTGTACCAACCATCGAATGATTTAATAAGTGGATCTGATGAAGCTGTATCACCATTAATAGCAAGATCTTCTAGATCATTACCGAATTGAGTAGCCATTAATCTAGCGATTGTGTCTTCTAGATCAGCCCCCTCAATGTTATCTTCTAGTGATTCACTTGAAAGTTCCCAGTCTAAACGAAGTTTCTTTGTTGAGATTGTAACTTTAGTGAATTGAACAGCAGCGTTGACACCAGTGTCAACAGCTTCTGTTGCTAAACGAGCGATACGTTGACCTACGCCAATCTTATCAATATCAGCTTCAGATGCGCTCATACGGATCTGACGACATTCTTTACCAAGTACAGTTGCATCGAACATATAGTCGATAAACTTGTTGCTTTGGTCGGCGTTAAGTAAACCACCACCACCAGAACCTACTTCAGTAGTACGAATTACTTTTTCAAGTAGTTCATTGCTCACAGTATTTTTACTCCTTTCTTTATTTTATTTTTAGTCGTTACTTGGAAGAAGTACGCCTGTCCATAGTCCTTTTTTCTCTTTTTTCAATTCATCATCAAGATTTGAAGTTGATGATTGTGATTTCTTTACAGCAGTATCTAGTTCAGCATCTAGTCTTTTTTCGACATTATCTAGACCCGCCTTAAATCCTTGGAACTGCTCAGCTAAAGCATCGTGCTTCTTTAAAAGATCTGCCAATTGTTCTTGAACTCCGTCTTGAACCTCTTTAACCTTGTCTGAAACAGCCTTAATTAATTCTTCTTTTTCCGCTCCTCTAGCTTCTGTATATGTAGAAACTGACTTTTTAATTTCGTCAAGAGCTTTAGCCATAGATTCGAAATCCGGCTCATCAGTAGCGACTTCAGAAGCTTCTTCAGATTTTTGCATTACTTCTGTGCCTTCGTTTGTCTCTGTTGCTTCCTCTGTGACTTCTGACTTTGTTAATTCAGCTTCTTCAGTGTTTTTTTCAGCCACTTGGGAACCTCCTTTCATTTCCTCTGACTCTTCAGTCTTTAAAGACTTTGATATAATTTCTCTCATTTTCTCCGTTTTGTTTTCAGTTGATTCAAACCAACCTTGGTTTGACATCTCTTTTTGACAAATGGAGCATGAAGACTTTTCTTCTTTTGTAGCTATTGCAATGGAATCAGTTGCACACCAAAATACATTTTCGACAACAGTTTCTGTAGCAATACCTTGTGCAGATAGGCCATCATTACTTTTAGCTATTGAAAATACATTACATAGGTGATTTGCTGGTGAATCAACTAAACTTAGTTCTATTAAATCATAGTCATTAATAAATTTTATCCATCTATCTGATTTAGCATCATAATATTCATCTGATGATTTAATTGTTCCACCAATAGAAAAGCCAGTAAGAGTTCCGTCTAATACCTTTTCCCAGGTATCTTGAGCACCCTTACTGACATACACATCAACAAATATTCCATTATATATTCTGTCTGTTGCAGAATCAAAATATGATTCCTGATGAAAATTGACAACTTTACCGGCCGCTATAGGCAGATGTTGTTCTCTAACATTTCCACGGAAATTTTCAAAAGCTTTTCTCGAAGCATCGGCAGTGACAACTTCCCCACTTAAATCTACATTATCTAATGTAGCAAATCCGGAAACGGTCCGCTTCTCTTCATTATGCTTAACAAATGGAATTCCAATTTGAATTCTATCATTGTCTGTTGAAAATTGTGCTTTCTCTATCATTTGATTCTCATTATAAACTATTTTTTTATATCATGCAAATTATGATGTTTTTCGGCCTGCGCCTTGCTCGTTTCTGCCCTCACCATCTGAATCGGATGCACCTGCTGACCTTTCAGAATCTCTTGTACGGCTTGCAGCTGATTGAGCATTTTGTTCTGCTGCCTGTTGAGGATTAGCAGCCCAAGGTTCATTACCTTTACCATCTGGTCTAGGCGGCTTTCCATCTCTTGCACGAACTTCATCAGGTACATCAATGCCCATGCGAACGTTTCTTTCATCAATCTTTGATTGAGTGTCTTCGTCTGTCAAACTCAATTCACTTAATTTGAATAAGAACATATCGGTTATTTCTTTAAAGATTTTATTAAGCTTCTTTTCAATAATTCTTTGCTCTGGTCTACAGACTGATTCTTTAAAGATTTTGTCTGCATCTCGGGCTGCTGATAGTCCGCCAGAACTATCTAAAACACCAGCTCTAGATTTGTGAACTCTATGGGCCATAAAGATTTCTTCATTATTTGATTCTCGATATGAGCCAAATGAAGAATCTTGTGTTGATGATTCAATGGCTTCAAACTTAATGTCGTTATCACCAGCTGGAATAGGAATATAAACACTTCGATGATGTTTTCCTCTCAATCCAGTTTCAAAAAACTCTACCAACTTATTGATAGCACCCTGCGAAAGACGACTTCCTTTAGCAATAATTGCATATCTTGGAATAGCTTTATTTTCAAAGTAGTCTAAGTTATATCTAGCAGCAAATTCATTTCCGGCCAATGCCGTCTTAGCTGAAATAATATCTGGAACTCCATAGAAAGCGTTTGTTGGGCTATATTTCTTAAAATGAATAATTTCATTTGGCATTGTATCAGTAGTAACTGGATTTGGATTTTGTTCACCAAAATTTCTAAAATAGGTTGCAATATTACCAACAATTTGAACGTATCCATCTCTTTCTACTCTAACCCTGAGATTATTTGGTGGAATATGACCTATGTAACCTATCTGTCCGTTTTTCATACGTCCAATTTCCATATAACCGTTTCCAGTAGCTTCATAATCGATCCAAATCTTTCTCAAGGTCTCTTCGAATGGATCTTCTTTGCTTACAGTATCAATCCACTCATTCAGAGCATTCTTTGTTTCAGTAAGCGTTTGATCAATAATCTCAAGTTTGCGCTTAGTTTTAGCTTTAGACTTTTTCTCTTTGACTAAATGAGACTCTATCCATTCCCAACCTAATCCAACAATATTATCAACTTTAGCATTACTGGCTGAATGATGTGCGGGAGAAAGATCATAAAGTTTTGACAAATAGTCAAAGTTGTACGGTGGCGTTACACAGTCCAAATAGTTATAGCCAAAATGTCTATCTCTATCTACACGCTTAGATTGAGCCTCTTTATTGGCAGCACGGTCTGCTTTGCGTATAAAATTTCTGTGCAATCCACGAAGAGATCTAATCTCATCTAGAGATTTTTCAAAGGAATCTACTGATGTATCTTCTATACTTACTCGATTAGTTATTGTTACTTCCAATAACTTTTCTTCTTGATCCTCTTTACTCATTATTTCTTAATGACTCCTTATACACACCAATGTCATACGGGTCTGGAACAAGTCCCGCCTTCATTCTTTCCACTTGCTCTTTTAATTCTTCATCATCTGTTCGTCTTGCACCCTCAATAAAATAGGGGCGGCCTTCATGAATGTCATGTTTTCTCGCCACTCTTGTTAAAGTAGCCATTGCCTGTAAATCATTTCTTCTAGAAACAATATTCATGACGTTAAGATCTTTATCTGTAACAAATCTACCATCCGGCATTTGCCAGACATAGATTCCCAAATCAGTTTCACTGATTACTGTTATTTTATTGCTATTTTTTGGGCTATTCATAAAAATATTTTAACATGATTGCCCATTATTTAGCAAATTGGACCAAATGTTGCCCATTTAATTGCCGCCTGCACCAATAATTGACCAAGCATATGAATAAGGGGTATATGCTGTTCCAGTTTCTCCTACATATTCTGAAACTATTCCTAAATTTTCAGTCTCTGAAATATTGTCTGTTCCAACTAATGTTTTATACAAGACCAAGGCATCGGATTCTGCCAATTCATTTTGATATCCAGTCAAAATCATATAAGATATATTACTTGGATCTGGAAAATTTAAAGAAAAAGTTGTGTCTGCTGGTGTTGAGTCTACAAGGACTAAATGATACCACTGATTTTTCTGAACGTTATCTAAATCTGTAACTAATTGACCATTTAGATAAGCAGTGTATCCCACTATAGATCCAGAGGGACCAAACGAGGCTGATCCATCGGCAGAGTTAAATACATAGGTTTTTACATCAATACTTTCTGGTCTGAAAACTACTTCTATAGTTTTAGGCACATCTTCAAAAAATTGACCAGAAATCCATTCTCCATTGTAATAAGAGTCTTGAAGAATAACTCCATCCGGACAATTAACTATCGATGCCTCATATACTTCTGGATAAATGGCTCCACCCACAGATGTTAAATTCGCAGGCGTTTGATAAGTAACGCCACCATCGAAAAATACATTTATTTTCAATTCAAATTGAACGCTGTCTCTTTGTCCACCATGATACTGTTTGAATGTGATAAGAGGCATTTCTTCATCAATGTCAATAATTGCACTATTAATAATTTGTGTCCATGTGGATTCTTGATTTATTCTATAATAAAGATTAACATTTTCATTAGAGTTTTTTACAGTGACAAAATCAAATAGCTTATCGTCTTCTGTTGCAGGTACTTGATAGTATGCAAAACTTTCTTGTCCAACGTCATCAAAAAAAGTAAAGTCATCAGATGATACTACTGATGTCATAGCTACAGTATTTCCAGAAAATACTGTATTGATTCCGCCGTATTTTCTGGAAGAAAGATACTGATACCCCAAATTATCGTCATCAATATACTTTGTTTTTTGCTCAAATCCTCTGAAATAGACTCCTAGCCCATCTAGAAAAAATGACTCACTAGCATCTAAAGTTCCAGACCCTATTTTACAATCAGCAACCGCTACAGGATCTCCAACATATTCTAAAATGACTGACTGAGAATTTACATTAAGTTCAGCTTGATTATTCATAAAATTAACTACAATGTGTAGTTTCTGATTCCAGTCAGTAACGTCTAGTGAAACTATTATAGGAGAAATCATTCTCCAATAATCGAAATAAAGCACTAGTGATACTCCAGTATTTGTCAGAAATATTCCACTGCCGGTGGTAGGATCTGCCAGCAATGGAATTTCATCCTGTGGTCTTAAGCAGTAAACAACAAGCTCAATACTAGAATCCTGTCTAAAGATCCCCATATTTCCAGTGATTTCTATTGCTTGATCACCATTTATTCTGAATGAGGATTCATGACCAAAAATAATGGGTTGTCCATCTAAAGTTGATGTATTCGAATCAATTGTAAATGTTGTTGTCCCCGATTGATCAGTTGTCAATGGGGATGCTAAATAGAATGCTGGACTTGTTGATAATGCTAACTGATCATAGGTGCTCATGTTTACTCATAATAAATCGTACCTTCCCAGTCACTTACATCACCGGGATAATCTGGATATGGTCTTGGTTGCACATTTCTATTTGTTTCTATACATACAGAAATATTTGCAGTAGATGTGTAATTAATCCACATCATGGACTCATGATTATATAAAAACCAGGGCGGACGTGAATATTTACCTAATGTCCATTCAAACCAGTTATTAACACTGGTGCCGCCAACACGCCTGATGCGCTTTTGTACTGATGGACCATAGTCTGCTATAAAAAGCATTTCATGTACCGTTGCGTTAACACTTGAACATAGTGTAACAACAACTCCGCCCAACCATCCGGCGGCCATTGGAAAGTTAATCATATGACTAACGTCAGTTCCTGCTGGTAATTGTATTGTTGTACTTGCCACTATATTCTCCTCATAAATGCTATATAATATATTTTACTATCATAATTAATAAAAGATAAATCTATTTGTATTGGTATTTCTTGACCAGATTTATCTAAAATGTTTGGAGACAATCCATGCCTGTCAAGTTTTTTAATAGGATTTTTTATAAATTCTTTTTCATATTTAGAATGAGATTTCCTTTGATCCATTGGAAGAACTAATTTTATTTTCTCCCCAATTATCTCTTGCCTAGAAAATCCAGTAAGTAGTGTAAAGGCATTATTAACTAAAAAGAAAGTCATGGAATGATCAAACGCAGCTACAGCCATTGGACATTCGTCAAACAGCAGTTGCCAAAGTTCTGCCTTTTCTATAAGCAGGTTTAATTGATCTGATAAGTCTTCTACTCTTCCCAATAGGTTCATTTATTTTGATTATACTATAGGTATATAAAAAAAACAAACGGGCACTACGGCCCGTTTGCATCCTAAGTAGCGATCTGCACTAATTCAACTTCACAGATCCCATAATTAAATTATATCACCATTCTGATCTATGTTCAAGCAACCATCCAATTGGATTACTTGCCTTATATTTTACAGAAACTTGTGTTACTCCATCTGGTAATTCCCACATTGGTCGATCATCTTTTGTCAAAGTAAACTTACCAGTGACTAGTGGATATTCTCCTGCTTTAGGACCTGGACCTTTATCTGCTACTGCCCAAATTCCAATAATTTCAGCATCTTTGTCTGGTGTTACCATAGAGAACCATGATCTTCCTTTCGGTCCAGTTACCAAATTTGCCTTTACAGGTGGTACAGCAAGTACGCCCCACTTTTCTACAAGTTCGGTAGTAACATTTCCTTCTTCATCTTGAACCTCTACCTTTGAGTCGTCCCATTGTCCATTTGTTGAGTGATTTCCTGCAATAAATTTCATTACTTGATTTTTAATATCGAAAAGCGCTTGTCTTTCGTCGTCTTTCAAGTCTTCTTCCTCCTCTCCATTTCTAATTGATTGAACTTCTAGCCTAAAACCCTTCATGTCTCCCGGCCAACCATGAGGATCAATTTTTCTTCCTGGTGCCCATTCTTTGTGACCTATTGCTCTCTCTGTACCAAGTCCCAAATAATCTAGTAATGCTGCCACTCCTTTAGGATAAGCATCCAATTGCTCTTGTGTCCAATCACCTCGTCCAGTAGATTCAGCCTCAATTCCAATTAGATGTGCATTTCCATTATTAGTTCCACACCAAGAATACGATCCGTTTCCTGCATGCCACGCCTGGCCAGCAGCAATAACCCACCAATAACCATCACGTGCCAATCCTAGGTGAGCAAGAGGACCATCTAATCCTGGACGACCATTAACAACGGTATTTGCTGAAGGATAGTCCCCATTTACAGGACCAGCAGTATGATGTAATAGTACTCCTCTAATATCACTCATAGGTCCATGTCCATGAGCTTTCCAATTGCCGTGTTCATAAACTTTACAGCCAGCATCTCTTAGTACTTGTGCCAGCCATGTTAAATATGCCATTTATTCACCTCCTCAATATTCTATAATATCAGTTACAGATATGAAAGGCAAATAAAAAAGGGCCTTTCGGCCCTTTTCAAATCAATTGAAAATATTTATGATGTTCCAATATCAACTATATCACAAGCACCGGCTGAACAAGCTAATTCTCTTCCACCAACTACAGCAGAATCATCTTCTTCGTAATGTCCCAATAAAGACCATTCTAATTCTGATGGAATAGCTTTAATTGCTTCGTTATATTCTGAAGCAGTAATATCTTGGTATGGAGCTTGTTTATAAGTGTGATCACTATATGGTAAAAATGAAACACCGGTTACTTCATCAAAATGCTTATATACCCATGCACCAACTTCTAACCATTCATCTTCTTTGACACTAATGGTTACTGAGGGCTTATGCTCACACCAATATCTTTGATAAAGCAACCATAATTCTAAATGCTCAATTGCTGTTATATCTTTTCTTGTTATTGCTCCATCAGGAGCTTTGGTTGGAAAGCTAAATACCATGTTTTCTGGATTCATAACATCTTGTTCTGCCGGTATTCCAGAATCAAGTAAGAATTGAGTTAATGGATCTTTTTTATCTCCACGAACTGTTCTAGTGTAGTATTCATTGTGCCAAGGATGAATTCCAGAAGATGTCATTGTAAGGCTAGATGTTGTTCCTTCTGGTTTAATGCAAGTAATAGCAGCAGACTGGTTTATACCAAGTTTCTCTGACCACTCTTTATTGACTTTAATAGATACCTGTCGGAGTTCAGAAAGAACATCTGCTGTTCTTTCTAGTCCATCTTTTCCATTCAATAGCTTATTTCCAAAAATTCCTGTCATAGACACACCAAGCAATCTTTCTTCTTCGGTGTTCTTTTTCCAAATAGATCTTAATCCCTTAAAATTAGTTAAGGTTGCTTGCCATGTTCCCAAAATCGTAGCAAGTCTTACCTTTTTCTTTAAGGATTCAATATCATCTGATTCTTGAACCGGAATTGTTGTTAAATTACAAAATTGATATGGTCTAAGATTGATTTCAGAGCATGGATTTGTTCCAAAATCAATTCCTTCTGTAGTTCTTCTTCCTGATCTTCCGGCCGCTTTTGCAGCTGCTTTTCTATTAAAAATACCTCGTTCACCTGATTTTGATTGAACGAGGTTAGTCCATTCTTTAAGAAATGTTTCTGCATCCGGTTTATCAACATAGACGGCAGAATTATTTGCCAAACGTCGTTGATCATTAGCATTCCACCATTCTCCAATCTTAGACTTAGCAATTATTTGATCGTCTAGATCAGACAGAGAAATAAGGGCTGATCTGCGGACTCCACCAACAACTACAATGTCCGCAATTTTACATACTAAATCATGACATTCCATAGGTTTTAATCTACGGCCTGATGCTTTTTTAAAAAGCTCAACTGTAAATCTAAAAAGCTCTTCTAAGGGTTCTGGTCCAGATGCACGGCCTCCAAAAGTTTTTAACCGTGCCCCCTTTTCTCTAACCTTAGAAGTATCCCAAGTAGGAATATTTCCAGCATAGAGCATAGCAACCATTTCTTTGAACGATTTTTGCCAGCCTTCTTTTGAATCCTCAACGACGATAACTGTAGAAGTATCATCAAATTCATCAGCGATTACTGGCATTTTATCTACATTTTTTGCCTCTACTGAAAAACCAACACCAGTTCCATGCATTAAAACATATAAAATCTCATCGAATGCCCGGGGTGAATCTACTGGGACATATGAGCAATTATATGCTGCAATGTGATTCTTTTGTAATGCTGGTCCTGCTGTCATTAATGCTCGCATGGAAGGAAGAACTTCCATGTTTAAAATTGCAACTCTAATCTCATGATATATTTCATCTGGGATATCTTCAATATGACCATCCATAAACTTCATATATCTATCTACTGTTTCTTCCCAAGTCTCTCGTCTTCCAAGTTTATCATTCCAACGAGCATAACGTGAGGTATGTATAAATTGTCTATATGGATCTATTAAGTATCCATCTTCATTAACCAACTTTGTCAAATTTATTATCTCCTGCTTCGTTTAAGTATTTTTGCGCTTCGAGTAAAATTTCCATATTATGAAAGAATTTACCTAATCCTATATTACAGTCTTGACAAAGTAGCCCACGAATACAATCTCTACATGATCTTCTGCCGGGGTGGCAATTATGATCGTGATCTACTACTAGCGTTCCCACTTCTTCAGGAGTTCTAGAACAGATTTTACATCCACCACCTTGATCAAAAAGCATCTCGTTATATTCGTCTAACGAGATGCCATAATAATACTTTAGTTTTCGATTTTTTTCTTTGTCTTTGTCCAAGACTCTTTCTCGATTTCGATCACATTGTTTACATGAGGCTCTTTTTGAATAAAATTCCTCCAAGCTTTTAGTGATCGTACACGTTTTACATGTTTTCATATTATATCATATTATTTTCTGGGTTTTACTGCTGAAATTTTTCTTTAAGCCCGTGAGCTGCATCTTTTGTCACTTTTAACCAATCATATTCTTTATGAATTGCAAAAGAATTTTTAAAAAACTTATTAGAAAGCTCTTCAAAATGCTCATAGGCATATCTATATTTTTTGACTAAATCTTCAAAATTGGGTTCAACAACTTGTCCCGGATGCATAACTTGCCATGGCGATTCTATATATTGTGAATCAAGAGCAAGATCATGCAAATGATCTCTATATGGTGCCCACTCTGCTGTACAAATAGTTGGCATTCCAGTAGCAAGAGCTTGTAGGGGTATGAACCCAAAGCCTTCACCATACGAAGGATACACCATGATATCATGTGATCTGTAAAAGTCAACTAGAGCTTGTTCATCGTAAAGAGCGTTAATAACTCTCACGTTCCGGGGCAATGAAACAATATTTCCATATCTATTTTTAGATCTAATTGTTGATGTTTTATTAGCCTTAAATGTTAAAGACACATCTTCTGCATCTCCAAAGGCTTCTCTAAATGCATCAAGGGCCATTTGACCACCTTTTCGGGGTGCAGGCTCTCCATTATGAAAAAATTTTAATACTTTTTTACGTACTCTTTTTATTGGTTTCCATATTGGATCAATTCCATGTAAATATACTTTAATTGGCTTTTCAACTCCGGCATTTTTATAAATATCTGCTACCCAATCAGAGGTTGTCCATACCTCATCACATTCGTTAAATATTTCAAGCCAATCTTCTGGTAATTCTGTAGATTCCCATGGAGTGTATGCTATTTGATATTGATTTGGACGCAAAAAATCTGCAAACCAATTAGGTTGACAAAAATTTAATTGTACTGGGGCTGTTGCATCGTTATAAGGAACAGTGTATCCTAATTGCTGTAAAGAGGTCACTACTTTGTATCCAGCTACACCATAGCCATGAGTACGTTCAAAATTAGATTCTACAGTGTAGAAAGAAATTTTCATAATTCTCCTTAAATTTATACAAAGTATATCATACAGATCAAGTACTCTCAATAGCCTATTGACAAGCCGGTGCACTTGAGCTATGATAGTAGTATCTTTCGTTGAGGTATACGAGTTTAAATAAGTATCTTGCATGTGTTGGGTAGATTGCTGCAAAGGATTAGCTCCAAGAAATTGGAGCTTTTCTAATTAAGGTATTGACAAGCAGCACCGGCTCTGATAGGATGTACCTATAGACAGGGCCGACAACCGATGTCATTTACAAGCTCCCCGAGTTAAGCGGGTTTATAATACTTAACAAAATAGGTAGTCGGCCTATCGGCCCTGGTCTTCGGACCAGGGCCTTTTTTATTTTTAAGGCTATCTGCCGTTGAAACAAAACGGAACTTGCCCCAAGGGAAAAGGTAGTTAGAAAGAGGTAGGGTCGAGACTAATGCCAAGACGACCGGGGTGAATACAGCTTATATGATGCTGCTGTCTCATATATTCTATGGCGATTTTTCCCTTTTTCCAGCCAGTATTCACCAGTAGGATTAATAGTAAATATGGAAAAACCAATCAGAGTAAGATTGGCAAACCGAGTGTTGGAAAGTGTGACTGAGAGGTTCCAACAGTGGCAGCAGAGTAGAACTCCACAGCAAGAGAAGCGATATAAAAAGATATTATCTTATCTGCCTCTTCTCTTTGGGCACGCGGGGGGGGGGATATAAGACTCTTTCTTCATTATAGAAATTAATATTATTTAATAATCATTATTAAATAAAGGATTTAAGGATAATTGTGAAAAGTACAAGAAAGTGTAAGACGTGTCGTGTAGTTGGCAAGCTTGATTTTTATAAGGGTGTATGGATACACAAAAAGTGTATTTCAGCACTAGAGAAGGATAAAAAGAATAGGTGTGTCTTTTGTAAGAAAGAGTTTACAAAAGATAATCCAAGAATTTCTCAAGCTAAAAAATTACACAGAAAATGCAAACAAATGGAAGATAGAAATCGACGTAGGATCGAAAATCCTATGAGCGGAGGAAAGTGGTCATGAATATCTCAGATGCAAAATGGGAAGAGTTTGTTAACTTAATTAACAGACAGGAATATGTAAACTCTAATTCTAAATATGAATTAACTTATGATTCATTCCGCGAAGAATTAGATAAATGGCTGGATTGTAAAATTTTTACAAATGAGGAATGGAGTCAGATTAAGTCTGAACTAGTTGAAGTTCTTAAAGAAAACGTGGCACTAAGAAATGAAAATGATAATTTAAAGCTCTTCTTGAAACCGGAAGTTCAAGAAGGCTTGTTAGCGATGAGAAACGGAGATGTAACAGATGCCTGACTGCTGTGTAGAAAGTACAGAAGATGGTGACAACATCTTTATTTATTGTAGCTACAAACAATGTGAGACAGAATTTTGTGGGCAATGTCGACAATTCATTATTTCTAATAATTCTTCAGATTGTGAATGTAGTGATACAACGCCAATCGAAGCCCCTGATGAATTTGATCATCCAAATAATCAAAGGTACTTTGAAGAAGTAATGAATTGTAGAAACCAAAAGCTACGATCTATTTACGCCACTGGCATTAAAGGATTAGATGAATGGTATGGAGATAAATCCTATCGAGAATTCGAATCTTGGGCGGTTGTTATTGATAGTATTCTTGAAAGAATGGGAAAATGAATAATAGCCTTCAGTTTTTAAAGGATCAGCAACAATATACATTAGATCTTATAAAGGATGCAAAAGACTCTCTTGAGAAGAGGGCACTTAAGGCTGAAAGCCTACAATTAGATACAATAATTCATATTATTCAAGGTAATACCGAATTAGCAATTCATAGTGCATCAGCAACATTTACTTGTCTTAGAGGTATAATTGATCATTTGGAGTTAAAATGAGCCACTGTAAGCATTGCTATGAATTTCATATTATCAAAGAATTAATGGAGGCAGAATCTAGGCGACCATTTCTTGCTGCCCTTGGTAGGTACATTGTACCGGCAGAAAATGGGTTTCCGAAATGGGTTGTGGAGCATCTAGAAACACAGGTGCACGAAGGCTTGGGTCCAGAATTTTTTGAAATTGAATCAATTTATACGATTAAGGTAGAAACTTTAGGAAACTTTTTCTTCCGTCTCTCTGGTTTAAGTAGAAATTATCCTGATCTAGCTGATAGAATGACAGAGTATGATGTCTTTGCTCAGGTTGAGCTAGGAGGACATACTAATGACGGAGAAAGGTTTTGGGTTGAAATATGGAGCATAAGAAAATAACTGAATATCAGAACTGGGCAAGAAGGGGTTATCTTACACCATTAAAATGTAATGATAAAGATCATCCCTTCTTGCTCGCTGATCCATTAAGTTTAGAATTAGTAATTAAGTGTGTTCTTTGTGATTTCCGCCGGGAAATTGGATTAAGAGAATATACATGGATATGCAGATGCATAGAATCTGCAAAGTTATTGTTTGAGAAGCAAAAATGAAAAAAAAGATAGATGCCAATCATCATTGCGATAGGCAAAAAATGCACAAGCAGTATGGTAAATATAAAACTTTATATGGCGATACATGTAGAATAGAGTTTTATAAATGTGATTGTCAAAAGATGTTTATGAGAATTACAGATAGAATTAACGGAAAATTTTATATAAGTTGGAAAGAAGATGAGTAGAAAAATTCAACATCGCTGTGATCGAGCAAGTATGAAGCGAGCCAAGCAGCAACCAAAAGATAAAAATGGTTCAAAATTTGAGGCTCGCATCTGTTCGTGCGGAAAAAGATTTTATAAAAAGACACAAAAGATTAATGGTACTGAATACATAAGTTGGGAGGAAATTAAGTGAAATATGCTGAAGACGAAATGCTTGATGTTTTAGACAAAGGCTATGTTCGTATTGTAGATTATATGGGTGATGATAAATCAATTGTTGACGCCGCCCGTGTATCATACGATAAAGAATGTGTGCTCAACCCAGACGGTACTCTAGCAGTAAGAGATGAAAAACTTCTCAATTTTCTTGTTAGAGAAAATCATTGGTCAGTTTTTCGCCATGCAACTGTTCAGTTTGAAGTATATATGCCCCTAATGGTCGCTCGTCAATATTGGAAATACATCGTGGGTGTTGCCAACGTGTCCGATGGTATTTGTATGAATGAATCCTCACGTAGATACATAACAGAGGAGCCCGTTTTTTATATTCCGGACATAACAGAGTGGCGCGGTGCCCCCGAAAATTCTAAACAGGGTTCTGGTGAAGTTTTAGATCCAAGACTTGGAAGAATCTTTACTGAAGAACTTATGTCATACATTAATAAGGGTGAAGAATTATATAACCAGGCCCTTCGTTCTGACGTTTGTGCGGAACAAGCAAGATTGTTTTTACCAGCCTATGGAATGTATGTTAGAGTAAGAACCACTATGTCATTAGCTGCGCTAATTCACTTCTTAAAAGAACGTTTAGGACACGATGCTCAAAAAGAAATCTATGAATATGCTAAAGCTATGAGAAAATTAGTTGAACCATTATTTCCTTCAACCTTTAAGGCAATTTTTAATGACTAATCCAAATGGTTGTCGTTGGTGTGGAATTGACAAAGATGTTCACTTGCAGCGTTGGCATCCAGTTATCAAATGGCATACTTGGATTGAACCTACATCGAGTCAACGAAAAGATAGATTGAAGGCTAGAAGAGCTTGACATTAACACGCCTGAATGCTACATTCAAGGCAATATTTAAGGAGTAGCATGAACGACGTAGAACAAATTTTTAGTCAATGGTCAGGCCCGGCCAAAGTTACTATTGAAGTTGGAGATCATAAAGTATTTATTGAAGGCCACATATCTCCACTAAGCTTTACAAGATCTGATAATGAATGGATTTGGGAAGATAATTCACCAATTTTGACCAAATCTACCTATTCATTAAAAATAGATGCAGATAAAATGCAATGGCAAAGATTTAAGTGGACAATTCCTACAAAGAATAAGGCTAGAATTGAGTACCCAAATGAAGGTCTATAGAGTTAATGTTTGGGTGGACGATGACTTAGCTTTAGTCAAGTATGTTTCTGCTTATGACGAAGAAGAGGCAGAACAAATGGCTAAAAATTCAGTTGATATAGAATTTGAGGTAATGGATGACTGAAGAAGAACCTACACTAGGGGATCTACTAAGACTTCAATTAATAACTTTAATGAGAATTTATGATACATTAGTTATTGATCATGCCCAAAAATATGGTGAAGATTCATTTAATAATTTAATTAGTAATCATCAGCAGGGTAAGTTTGTTGCCCCCGATCCGTGGGTAGAAGAATGACAGATTTCAAATATCTTAAAGATCATGTTAGATTAATGATTAAAGAGCATCAAAGTGACATGGATCACTTTAAATCAAAATCTCAAGACAAAAATAGAGATCCAGTAATTAATTGGCTGAAGTTAAGGATTAAGATCCTGAAGGAAATCTTAAAGTTGCTTGATAGCTTAGAGAAACTAGAAAAGTAGCATTGTCAACCCCTCTTTAACATGTTACAATGAAAATTCATTCCCAAAGGAGGGGACATGTCAAGATCTAAAATAGCTTCAGAACTTGAAGACATAGATGTTAGCTCAAGCAAGGGTTTGCAAGAATACTGCATGAAGGTTAGAGATATGTGTCGAGATCTGTATCTCGAAATACACTATGCTTCAGATCAAGTGTATGAATTGCTTGCGGCTTTACCTAGATCAACAGCAAGACATGATGCAAAAATGGTAAGAATTCCATTAGTCAAATTGGCAGATCAAATGCGACTAAATGGCGGTCTTGCAATGAGAGCTTGGGCTACATTTCAAGCTAAATATGAGACAGAAATGGCTCATGTTAAAAAGAGAGCACCTGTTAAAAAATTTAAGTTTCAGTGAGTGATAATATGAGCAAGAGAATGAATGCGGTTAAGCGAAGAGTTATAGAAAGAGAAACATCAAAAACTCTAGTTGGGCTTCAGCCGTTTTTAGTTATGATAGCTTGCTTCTTGGTGGGGATTCTATTCTATGGATTTTGGGGACACAATCCCCACCTTAAATTAATATTGTTGGGTCTTGGAATTGGTGTAGCAATATTGTCTGTCTTTACCTGGATAATATCCAGATCCAGAAGAGATTTGGGCAGAGTACACTCTGTTATGACAATGATAATGGCCGGATCATGGCTAGTAGCTGCAACTGCTCTGGGACCCTTTAATCATCCTCTTATAGATATATGGTTATTAGTTGGATCTATTTTGGCCGGAAGTTGGTCGTTAAGAACTAGCATTAAACCATCAGAAAGAGATGATCCGATAGCCGATTTCTTCAAAGATAATAATCTTGAGGGAGCAAGACTAAAATTTATAGAGCAAACTAAAAATAAGGTGAGAGGTAGAATTCAACTCCGCCGGGGTAAGAATACGGCCTCTGACTTACAGGGTATTAAAGGTAAGCTTGCTAGTCTTATGGGAGTAGCAATAAATAATGTAAGAATTACCCCTGACCCTGACAATGCATCCAAAGCAGAAATTGTTGTAGTTAAAGGAGATGCATTAAAGCAAGAAACACTATATGATCCAAATGCAAACGATTATAAGTCGATTGCCGATCCTCTGCAAATAGGTATTTATGAAGATAGAGAGCCAGCACTTTTACCACTTCAAACTAGAGATCTTGGCGCAAGCCATTTGCTTATTCAGGGTATGAATGGGTCTGGTAAATCGATGGCTGCACAGATTATCTTTGCAGAAATGTTCAAGAGAAATGATGCTGTTTCTTGGGTCATAGATACCGTTAAGGGATCTCAAACAATGAATAATGTTCGTCCGGGAATTGACTGGTTCATCGAAGATGAAGCAACAGCAGCGGCGTTATTTGTTAAATTTAAAAACTTAATTAAAGCACGAGCGGACTATCTAGGTAAAAAAGATCTAGATAAGTGGGTAAAGGGATGTGGATTAACATTTATCCATTTGCATCTTGAAGAAGCTTCGGGACTTATTGCCAATAATCCAGCATTCGTAAAAATGATGGAAACGGCAAGATCTACAGGAATTCAAATTTCAGCCTCTTTACAAAGAGCACACCATGGATCTGTAGATACCCAGGCTCGTGCACAATTCTCCTCAGTTCTTTGTTTTGGAGTTGCGGATATAGGAGATGCATCATTTGCACTTCCTGATGAAGTATTAGATGCAGGTGCTAATCCGGCAGTATGGAGAAATGCAAGACAAGGATATGCATATCTAGTTGCCCCCGGCATCGATCAAAGCAAATGGACAACCCCATTAAGAACATTCAAAATGGAGCCAGAGCTAATGAAACAGTTGGCAAAAGATGCCATCAACCCTGAAGTTGATGAAATCACATTGGGTGCATTAGGTGACCTATACCATTCTGTACCTCAAGAACAAGAAGATATCGAAGAGGAAGATGATGACGATACAATGACATCAGTTGCCTTAGATGCAGAGTTTAATTCTAAAATTGATGATAGTGAAAATGAATTTGAAGCATCAATAGACGATGAACCAGAAGTTATTGCCGATGAAGATAATTTTCACTTTGCCCCTCAAAATGAGGTAACTCCAGAAGAGGCAAAACAAATTCTTATGGATAAGATTGAAGAATTAAAATCCAAGGGTATTAGATCATTTTCTGCTCCGGATCTTAAAGATGTTGTTATTAAGATTCCTCGGAGTAGAGCTTGGCTTCATAGGCAATTGGGGAGAATGGTAGAAGAAGGAAAATTGGCGGAAGAAGATAGTTTATTTCTTATAATTTAAGGGCAGGGGTGAGTTGTCACCCCTGCTTTTTTATGTGTCACACCAGTTGTCACACCCCTCTAAATGTGGTAGTATGGGCTTGTTACACCCCTTGTTACACGTCCTGTTACACCAGCTGTCACAGGGTCTGACCTGTAAGAAAGATCAAAGCGGCCTTTTACGACTGCGGAGCTGTGACATGCGGGTACATGCACAACACATACGAGGAGATTTTTTGAGAAAATTTTATTTGCAACGAAACAACGACGAAACAGGAATTTCGGGAACTGGACGAGTTGCCGAAGGAATTGAATTTTTTCCGGGTGGTCCAGCATCAATGAATTGGAATTCTGAATTCACTTCTATTGCCTTTTATAGGAATATGAATGATGTTGAAGCAATTCATGGACATAACGGCGGAACAGTTATTGTCTGGGAAGATGAAAAAGAAAACTTAACAGCATTAAGTGATTACGTCACAACTGTATTTAGGAATTTTTCACGATAATGGAAACTTCATTTTTTATTGCCTATAGTGCTCTTCCAAGAATGAGCGAAGAAGAAAAGCAAGATTATATCGGAAAACAGCTTAGACTTGTTTTAGGTATTGCAAATGTGTGTAAAATCAATGTCACTGATGTTGAATTGTCCAGAGCAGGAACAATATTTAAGGGAATAGTAGTAGAGTGAAATTAATAAACTTGACTCCACATCCAGTTCAAATATGGAATATAGATAAGGGAGTTGTTTTAATTCCAGCTGCAAACCCGGCAGCAAGATGTCATGAATCAGTAAGTAATATGAGATTGCTTGAACATGAATGCAGTGACATCAAAGTAGTAGATTTATCGTATGACTACGTTTATAATTTGCCGGAATCCCAGGAGGGTGTTTTTTACATTGTGTCGGTATTGGTAGCTCAGGCAAGGCCAGAAAGAGATGACCTTTTAGTTCCTTATGATTTAGTAAGAAATGAAAATGGATCTATCATGGGATGTCGATCGCTAGCGAGAATTAAGTGAAACATAGGGAGATAAAATGACTTTAGCTCAAAACTACGTGAATCAATTTGCCGCCTTTTACGGCGAAGATGAAGACTATGATCAATGGCGAGAAGATTTAGATAATTTTATTTGGGATGGTAGTCCCGATGGAGAAATTATCAAAGAGCAAATCACCTATGCTTCATGGAAGGGCGCTTGTATTGAAAAGGTAATTCATTTCAAAGACGGTAGTTATCTACAAGTGGAATATTATGATACCTATGGTCAAGGTGATGAAGAACCGGAGTTCAAAATCGTAGAGCCCTATGAAGAAGAGATTGTACAAAAGTTTAGAGAAGTTAAATAACATAGACGTAATAATTTAAATCTAAAAGTGGATGAAATAAAGAAAACTTGGAAAGCCTTATCTGATGAAGGTAGGGCTTTCTTTGTCATTAGAACAAAACAAAGAATAGAAAGGAGAAAAATGGCTAATTGGAATGTAAGTAGAGATGGTGACAAGCTTATTGAAGTTCTAGAAAAGATTTTGGTAGAGCTTCAGAATATTAGAAATCAATTGAATGTTTTAGGATCTACCACTGAAATATCAAATAAAGTAATAGCTGAACTCAAAAGAAAGCATATGACAGAGTGAACGGATTTAATTTACCAGAACCTCAATCTAAAAGTTACTTTTATGTTTTTAGAAATGGGCAATGGATTCAAGTATATAAATCGGAAGCCGAATACGCGGAATTTATTATTTATATTGAATACTCTAGAAATAATTGGAGTCACTCCGGTGCCTATCGAAGCATTGGCCAGACTAAAGGCAAAATAACATACAAAAAGGGAAACAGAAGAGCTAAAGTTTTTATACGTCAGCTAGATAGCTTTGTGTTTGAAGAAGTATACTTTGGAAAGGATTATGTATGAAATATTTTATTGATACTGAGTTTGAAGAAAATGGAACCACAATTATTCCTGTCAGCCTGGGAATCAAGGCTGAAGATGGCAGAGAACTCTATTTGATTAATAGAGAATACATGTCAACCTATTACAATCTAGAATCTTATCAATGGAGAGGCATTCAGTCAGAGCCCTCCTCTTGGTTACATAAGAATGTATTGCAATTAATTTCCAAAGAAGATACAGAAAAATTTGGAGTACCATACGAAAAATGGGGTCCAATAATTCAAACCTTCATTTCTAAAAATGGAAAATATAAATCAAGGGATAAAGTAGAATTATGGGGTTGGTATTCGGCATATGATCATGTGCTATTGGCACAAATCTATGGACCTATGATAAACTTACCTGAACCTATTCCTATGTTCACCAATGATCTTGAAACTATTCGCAATGAGCAGGAAGTCCTAGAAAGAGACTTAAATAAGTTTCCTGAACATAATGCGCTTTCTGATGCAAAATATCAGGAAGATTTATACTGGCACTGGACAGATGGATTTAGGTTACAAATTTCATGGAAAAATCGGGGTAGATATGAAAAAGATAAAAGATTCGATAGTTAGTTCAGCAACACCAGCAATTCAACCAGAGCTAGATGCTTTAGGAATCAAACTAGAATGCCTAATGGATGATGCTATTGGTAACGGTAATTTTAAAGTAAGAATTTATAATGATAGTAATTTCAGTATGTTCTCTGGACTGTTTTCACTAGAAAACAATTCTCAATCAGAACTAGAAAGTAAAATACGACAGGCTGCTAATTCTGTTATACAGGAACTGAGAGCTAAATTAGAGCGTGAAGCATTTTTTAACACTATCGTAGAAGATAGCGAAACTCCTGTAGGACCCATGGACTTTTATGGGATGGAATGATGTGGAAACCTTATGTGCTTATTGAAGTAGTTCGAGCAGCACAAGTAACACGAGAAAATATAGTAGACGTATACGATTGGATTGCGCAGCATCCAGATTGTATAACGGTAGCAATAGACAAATCAAATACGTATATCAAATTGCGCCGGGTGTCCGAGAAAAATCTTTTAGAAATTAACGTTTCAGATTATATCTTTGACTATGACGGTACAATACAGGTATTCGATCAACAAACAGCACAAGAAAGATTCAAATGAGATTTACACAAGAAAACTTCAATCGGCTTCTGAAAAACTACAAAGAAATAGATCCTAGAAAAATAAAAGTATTTCAGTGTGGTGAACATTATTATGTAGTGCAGTATAAGAAAGGGATGTTCAAAATAGAAAGGCATCCCTTCTTTTCTTTTTCAGAACCAGATTCAGAAGAAATCATGCAAAAAGTTAAAGAGAAATTAAATATCATCGAGCGCGGTTTGTGCGCACTGAAAGGTATTAAGTATTGAAGATTAATATAGAATTAGAAGCAATTCAATGGCTCGATAATGATAATGAAGTGCATGAATTTGCACAACATCATGATCATGGAGACACGCATTGTTTTAGAAAATTAGATGTCGGCAAAGCCGAAGTATGGAATTATGTTACCGGAGTTTTTCAGAATCTTTATCGCGGAGATTGGATAATCCGGGGGATTCAAGAAGAATTTATTGTAGTATCAGATAATATATATAAAGATATACAAAAAAGATCAAGTCCACAACTATCTATCTTTACTGATGTAGAAATATCAGATGAACAAATTCGAAGATTTAATGAATGGTTTGACAAACAATAAAGTCTTTATGAAAACATAAGAAAGAGTAGAATGAATACGATAAGCGAAGATACATTCGCGGTAAGCCAATATACAAGTTATAGATTAGTCAAAGATGAATTTCAGCCCGGCGGGGTGATTGTATTAGTTGCTGATGGTAATATATATAAATTCTATAATAGCCTAACAAAAGAAGAACTAGGATACTTTTGTTTATACAAGCATACTCTAAGAAACTTTCGCAAAGAAATTAAAAAAGAACTGAAAAATATCGCTTTTAGACAAACATTAAATCGATGATCTAATTTCAAGATCAACTTTATTTCAAATCAAAATGTCACATTTTTTTAAAAATAGACGATGTGGTGTTTTTAAAAAAAATAAAAAAGAATAGTGCGCACATAAATATCAAATCGATTAATTCGATTCGCATTTAAAATATGCTCTAAGAGGTTCAATTCATATTCGATATTTATTGCAAAAAAAATATGCCCAGTAGACGCGGTTTGTCTACTGGGCTTTTTGTATGTCTTTTATATGCAAATATATATATCAGAATAAATAAGAGAAATGAAATATGGAAAATTTAATGCATCGTGCGCCGGTGCATGTTTGATATGCCAATGCCTATATAGCATAGACTATGTAATAGAGAATGAATAAGAGAATACAAAAACAAATATATATATAATTAATATATAATATGTGTTAAAAGCGGGGGTTATACAACAATCCATGATATCATCCATGTACCAATAAGCCATATGCTAATACACAATACAAATACTAGTACTAGAAATAGAAACATAGACATACATCCCGCTCCGACCCTTCCAATAATCAATCTCTTATTCACTCTGATTCTCCTTTGAATATATCTATTGTAGATATGCAATAATATTGCGTAAATTAAGCAATATGCGCAATAAATCGCTATTATTTGCAATAAATGTTTAATAAATCGATATATTTGCAATAAAATTTGCAATAATTAATATTTGCAATTACACTTATTTATTCGTCTTTCAGCATATAAAGCATATCGATAAACGATACGCATATAGGCTATCTATTTAGATTTGCGTTTAGCAGCAACCCATCTATTCCATGTTTCTATATCAGCCTCTAGATTATCCACTTTCTCTTCCCATGCTAAATCACATGGCTTTAATCTACAGGGCTTTATGTGCTGACACTTTCCCGTTCTAGGTCCGCGTTTATTAACCATACCTTATGCCATTCTCTATTAGTAGATTCTATTCTTACTATTGTTTTCTGCACCCCGTTTATTAGCTTACTGTCATACCAACAATTCGCTTGATAACCGGGCCAACTGCTGGGCCTATATATTCCCTGCCCGCGCATGTAGCGTACTAGCTCATGTGCAGACTCGAACTCTAGCGGTACGCTTTGCACGCTGAGAACGTCTGTACCGCCCGAACTATTCACGGGGTAGGTACAGACATGCATCACAACGTTGATCTTGTTAGCGTGGCTCTCAGCCATGAGCCTTGAGCGCCCTGCTCAGTGCATCCTTAGCTTGACGACAAATACTAATTAAATCTTGATTTGAACGAATTTTAGCATGCAATCCGTTAATTTCACGCTCATACATTTTAATTTCTCCATCAAGAACCTCGATCTCTTTCTGAAGAATTTCCTTCGCTGAATCCGCCATATTCTTCTCTTTCTAATTGTTTGATAATATCTTTTCTACATTTAAGACAATAAGCAACGTAATTATACGGATTTCGAGCTACCATTTGTGCTTGCTGTTGAGTAAGCAGCCTTAATCGATCTCCGCACTCTTGGCATTCTAACCAATGTTCTACATAATGCATTTTGTTCCTAATCACTCATTTAGCTACCCCCCGGGATTGGGGGTAGCGTAATCAATGATCAGTTTTACCAATCCGGCAGATATTCACCATCACGACAAGCCCGGCATTCTTTAACACACCTTGCCGACCATTCAACGTATTCACCATTGGGCTTGACTTCGTATTCCATCAAATGCCCATTAGCAGCAACAGCGATAGCCGTTTCCATTGCTACCCCTTAAAAGTAAGCTTCAGAATGTGCAATAGTTGCATCATGGCGGCGGAACTCATAAAGAAGGTAGCAATCATTAGCACAATGCCCATAAAGTATCCACCTTCCTTAAATGATCCTGTTGATAAACTAGCAGTCAATGATGCACCCGCAAAAATGAGCGTCAAAAGAAAGCATTGCCAATACATTCCTACCCCTATAATCGTCACTACCACTTTGTTTGAATAAACATGTGGGTGATTGTACCCCGAAATTATTCTAGGCACGTTTAACCCGAAAGCAGCTCGATCAAATCGAGCTGCAATCACACTAAACATATCTAACTTTTGGCTTGTGCCAGTTTGGCAGGCTCCAAAATTGCCTGTTCAATTACCTCAGCAATTTCATCAAAGGTCCAGCCGTGAGCATCATTCAGTTCGGCAAGAGAAGATTCATTGTCGAAAAACTCATGCTCAACATCCATACTAGTGATGTAAGGATTCCCTAGCACAACCTCCTGTTTACCAAAAAGCCATTGCCTGACTCTAAGAGGCATCACCATATTTTCATTATCATAAAGAAAGAGCAAGTTTGTAGTAAACAAACCCTTAATATCTTCAAAGGGAGCAATTTCGCATGCAACTCCCATGCAACAATACTCGGTTCCTTCTGCTGTGCTTCTAGCAAGAGCATTTTTGCCCTGCCGGTAATTGCCAGAACGCAAAGCATTAATCCACTCTTGAACCGCACTAATGTTTACCTGTGTCAGATCAAGATCTTCTATCTTCATTGGGTCATCCTTTCGTTGAGAACCCATCAAACTAGGCTCAGATCGAGCCTAGCAAGATCAATCCTCAGCTCAGGTACCTTCGAGCTTCCTGCCTCCAAGCGTTGTTCTCCTTACGCCTGAGAGCCCTTCGACGGGGTGCCTTGCTCTTGGTGTCCCAGGCGTACATGTAAAACCCGTCGTCGTCCATTGGGTTGTCAACGTTCCACACTGCTCGGTTTCGTCTGCTTGCCAGCATGATTAGTCACCTCGGATAATTTTATTGAACAATGGAACTAGTTCATTTCGCTTTCAGAAATGCCCAATTCTTCTGCACAATGGTCGTGAAAATATGCTCCACCTCGGTAACCCGAAAGAGGCCCATCCTCTTCACCATATTCACATGCGTCACAAATCATTTTTCCTCCCGAGTTAAACACTCATTTAGCTAGCCTCAGTTGAGGCTAGCGTAATCAACGTTTAACTACCATATCGAATATGTCTAAAGATTCCTAGCTCTTTTCCTACTGCCTGAGCCTCTTGCCTAAGCCTTTCGATTTCTGTCAGAATAGCATCCAATTTTTCTTGCCGGTCATGAATAATGCTATCCAGCCTGGTGATCGGAGTTTGTTCTTTTGGTTTATTGCACAGGTGGCACTCTGTGTGCATAATCCCTCATCATTTGATTGTAAAATTTAGCGGTTGTTGGAATGCAGCCCAAATCCGTCATTCGAATAAACGGATAAGCTCTCTTCAGGGCGTTTGAATTATAATTCTCATTTACAAATGAGACAATATTGCCGCTCTCATTGTAAACAATCCAGCCTCGCCGGGGATTTCTAGACGAATCGTTTGGTGCCTCAATCTTAAGTGCCTGCATTTTTGTTCTCCCAATTCCAATGGCCGTAACGTGCAATCATTTGGTTGATCCATTCACGACCAACAGGATTCATGCTATGCGTTTTAACAAATCCTGGCCAGGCGAGATTGTCACAGAGCCAAAGCACAACCGGTCTGACAGTCTCTGTGCCGCCTAGATCATGGTCAAGGCTGAGATGTGTTACCTCACCAGACCTAAGCGCTTCTAGGGCCTCTGAGCATGTCTTAGCCCAGACCCAACCATCATGGTTGTGTTGGACCGGGTCGCGTTCATCGTCAACCCACAGTTTCATTCTGCGCCTAGCCTCCAATCTTCATCAATGAGAAAATCGGGGGAAACAACTTGTGCATCGTTTCTACGTTCGTAATTCCTAAACCATTCATCCATTTTATTCACCTGGACTAATTATAGCTGATTTAGTCTTCATTTAAATGGCGTTCAACTGCGTCTAACCATTCCTGCTCAGAATTGAATTCTGAACGCTTAGGCAGATCCAATTGCCAGCGTTTATATCCTTCCATATTAGTCTCCTTAGCAATCAGCAAGCTAGCTGTACAAGACAGCTAGCAAGCTAATAACTAGGCAACCTGCCAAACATCGCAATAGCCGGGACCATCACCAACAAGCAAATCGTTCTTGTGGCCCTTAAAATGCCATTCAAGCACGGTGGCCATATACTTTGAATCTGCACCTTGCAAAACGAGATAATCAATTAGTTCTGCCGCATTAACAATTTCCTCTGAATGATCGGTATACAGAGGAACACTATCGCCATCCCTAAATTCCCTAACAATAAAACGCATTGTTTCTCCCTAATTGAACTTAATGGCCAGCAAACCCGGTGTACGCATATTTCAGCAGCACACCGGGCAAACTAGCAACTAAGCTTTCACCCACACATCATGCCAAGAGGGACCGTTAGGGACATTGAGCGAGCCATGAGCACCCGCTAGGTACCAGTCAGCTACGGAGCGGCAATACTCCTGTCCAGCTCCGCCACCCTCGGTAGAAAGCCAATGGACAAGATCTGAGACATGCTCAAAATCCGGAGTGGGAACAGTGCTCCGATTATCTTCCGGATTAGAACTAACAACTTCAGTGATAATGAATCGCATTTATCCTCCAAAAACGATCAATAGAATTATGCACCACAAAACGATACCAATTGCTACTCCGACGATAATGCCTCTCACTGGTCGAAATTCGATAGCTGATTGATCAATGAATCCGTATTCCTCTCAGCATCGGCATGAGCCTTGAGAGTTCCGTTCTGTCCATCCAAGTAATAACGAGTATCGGCCTTCATTCGCTCATCGTGAATAGCCTCACGAAGCTTGTCGCCCAAACCTCCAAGTTCACTACTCAGTTTTTCGAACTTTTCGCACAGCTTGCGCTGATTATAGCGACGATAACCGTCACCATTTCGAGCTTCCTGAGCCAATTCGTTCATTTCCTGAATGAGATTTCGAATGTTCATTTCATTTCCCTTCTAGGAATGAAGGTGCACAAATATTTGTGCACCAACAAAACTAGAAGATAATGATTAGCACAGTGATCAATAGAACAACAGCAGCGAAAAATATCTGTTGTTTTTGCCACTGCCTTTTGCTCGTTTTACCGTACATAAATCCAGAGTGAAGCGAGGCAAGCAAACATGGTATTTGGATATAGACTAAAATCCATCCCATTTAAAGGCCCTTACAATCATATCCGTCACCCTGGCCATTCTTAGCCGGTGTGACAACACATACTTGATTGGCATCATCAGGAACAAACACCGGCTTTTCGTTAGCATGAATTCCATGCCAAAAAATCATTGTTCCGAAAAACCATCCCAAAGATGCTGAAAGCATTCCCATTGCAAAATCTTGCATATTAGCTCCAATCTAAGTGTTCAAATAGGTGGGGGTCATAGACCCCCACCACATTGACTACTCAGACGCGGTGTCGTTCTCAGCCTTCACAGGCTCGCTAGCAGCCTCAGACGCCTTGCTGGTGTCCTTACCCTTGCGGGCAGCCTTACGCGGCTTAGCAACCGTCTCAGAGGGCTTAGCCTCATCCTTCGGTGCCTCCGCAGGCCAGATCTGAACGTCACCGCTCACAAGGTCAGCCTCAGACAGACCCCACTGGTTCAGTGCGAACTCACGAAAGACGTTCTTGGACGTAGCACCTCGCTTGCCGGTAAGGCCGTTCGCCTCTCGAACCTCGGACACACTGGCAACCACAGAGTAGCGCTTACCACCAGCCACGGCGGTGATCTCCACAAACTTCTCAGCAGCCGCCTTAGGCTTAGAAATGCTCTGGTAGTTGCTCATGTTCACAAAGATGCCCTGCTTGGTAGCCTCAAAGACAACCTTGTTCTTGGGGTGCACACCAGCCTTGGGCCAGGTAACACCGACCCGCGCGGCAAGCGCCTTAAGTTCGTCCAGGTTGGTCACGTTGACAACGACAGGCTGAAACTCAGACATGGTTATTCTCCCTTATTTTATTTAGCCACTTTGGCTAGCAAGGTTGCCGAACAAGTCGGCAACCAAACTAACTAAAGCTGACTGACAGCAGTCTGCATTTGACCACGGTGGTACATGGTGGTCTTTGAATTGCTTCGGTGCTCTACTTCAATCCAAAATCCACCACAATGAACATAGAGCGGAGTATTGTAACTCCACACGATGTAATCAATGAGCTTTTTGGAAAGATATTCATTCAGTCGCTTCAGTTCCCCGTCTTCCAACCATGTTCCCATGCTGCTAATACTCATCGGAACATCGGCAGAACCGCGAAATGATTTGCTGTAATTCTTAAACTCTTTCCTTTCCTTCAGAATGTCGCGGAGAACCCACCAACCCATTTTCTTGGTGAACAATTCCATGACTACCCCTTAGTTGAAAAGGTCGACCGAAACAACGCCGTTCTTGTCCCGCTTGAAAAACAGTTCCTTGCCCTGCTTAACCTCAACTGCACCGGTCAGCTTGGCAACAACCACCTTGGCGTGACCCCACGTCTTGCACTCCCGGAAGTTCCGCATACGGCCGGTGTCCGGGTTCAGGGTCTTGATAACAAACATTCTATTTCCTTTCATTGGTGGTATAAGGGCAATTAGCCCCGGCGAGGTAGAAAGGAATCGAACCTTTCGGGTGTCCTAGGATGCTCACCCAACCATTTACCTCTATTCAATTAAGCATTCAAGCGGTCATGAATTTCATTCAACCACAAAGCGGTGAGATACTTGTATTCCTCTTCACAATCCCTTGTTGGAGTACCTAAGGGAATCATGAAACCATATTTTGTGGCCCAGTTCATTGAGCGACCATATGCATTCATGAAATATTCATAACCGTTAAGCACTCCCTGACACCCCCAAGCCTGCCGCTTGTAGAGTTGACCAAGAATGCAATCCCAACCCAACGCCATGTCGAAATGTTGACGCTCTATTTCCCGGTACCATCCTGGCCGGAAGATATCCATTAGCCGAGCGCCCAATTTGACATTGTGCTTCATCTTATTCCTTCCATTGAATGGAATTCGAGCAAGTTAATTGCTCTAGCGGGCGGATAGGAATCGAACCTATCAATAACCATTCGCCCTGAATTCTAAGCGTTCACACGCTTGTAAATCTCATTCAGCCACAAGGCATTGAGGTGATCAATGTCGCGATCGTTGAAGTGAATGTTGAAGTTGTACTTTACTGTCCAATCAATGCTACGCCGGTAAAAATCGGTGAAGTAATCATATCCCGACCAATATCCAGCAACACCATCGTAAAGTTGTCCAAGAATGCACAACTCGCAATCGTTAATGTCAAGCGTTTCGGTGTTGATAAACATCCACCATTCCGGGTAAAACAGGTCCAACATTCGAGCGCTCATAGAAACAGGAACAGTCTTCATTGCGGCATCCTCTCATAGAGCCATAAAGGTGCTAGACAAATCTAGCACCAATATCACTCTAGACGTTCAGCCCAGCATACATATTCAGCATGTCTCGTGCTTGCTGACAGGTGGCGTCTTCGTCTGCCACCCTAGCCCCTAGCATGCCCCTCAGAGCCACCAGGGCCTGAGAAAGAGTCTCCCAGCACTCATCTACCGCAGACTCGGAGATCTCATCCTCTCGGAAGCTCTCAACGGCTTCACCAAGGGCATTCATTGCGTCCTGAAGGTCTTCACGACAGGACTCGATATTTGCAAGGGTAAACATGATCATCCTTTCGATTGGGTTGGAACACCCATGCCGGTACAAGGGCAAGCCTTGTACCAACAAAGGCATTAACCGGAATCGAACCGAGTCCCCAAAGGATCGCGCCTGATCTCTATTCATCGGGTGTACTAAGGGGACTATGCCTTACAATTAGTGACCAAAGGGTCGACCACAATACTTACAATCCTCTTCATTAAGCTCATGCATTAGAGCCACATGGTCATCCAATGCTTGAAGCGAAGAGAATCTTCCGTCACAAATCCGACAAGTCGTTTTGCAATCATGACATATATCACGATCATGATCACAAAGGCTGGAATCAACCAAATCGAATTGCATTGCGACTCCTAAGAAGAGGGGCTTTTGTTTATTTGTGACCCCTCAATGGCCGATACTCGGTTACCGACTCATTCAATATAGGCGAATTAGCACCTTACGCTTCTCAGTCTTCCACAATTCCACATTGTGGTGCAAACGACTCCACAGTGCTTTTTCCTATGTAGTCAACCTTTCCAACCCTATTACCATCAGGTAGTTGACGTGAGACAATTCGGTGTTTCGCCTATAGCTCATTTATCACCGGGTAATTTTGTGAAGGTGGTCCGTTTCCTGCTAGGGACGAGTCCGGCCACTATGCCTTATCGTACTTCACTCCCCTATCTCTCCGCGTGAGCAGCAAGGGAATCGAACCCTTGTTCAACCATTCTGCCCAGCCTTGCTTAGCTCTCACCAGCACGCAGGTACACGCAGTAGTCCTGTCCCTTGTCCCAGTCGTGCCCGTGATCCTTCGGACCCCAACCGCACCTAGTACACTCGTTCTTCTCGTAGTCAGCCCAGGTAGTAAAGTAGTTCTCGTGACGAACCTTCACGGGTTCATCCTCCAATGCCGAACAGCTCTTGTAAGAACAGCGCTCCAAGCTTTCGCATGCCTGACCGTATTCGTCAGTCCAGGTCTTTTTCTTTGCCTTGCACTCAACTAGCGGGTACTGAGAGATAGACCAAACACTCACACCATCGGAATGCAGACCATCGGTCATTTCCTGGTAGGTGTTGTTCGGGTGAAATCCATTCCCGGGGGCAACGTGGTGACGCTTACCAGTGAACTTAGACATTTTCTCTCCTCTAGTAGAGATAAAGGCAAGCAATTATTGCCTGCCAAAAAAGCTACTAGAGAATTTTAAAGTTGGGTTTTAATGACCTTGCTAGATGAGTGGGAGCGAGGCTCAACCTAGAATCTCATCATTGCGGCAACAGTGTCTAACCCAACTGTCTCACAATTTGCCCGGTTGCTTGCATCACGGAGGCAACGTACTAGGCGGGTCCCCTCGCAGGTTAGCTACCCGTACGCCCCTAGTCATCTCCCGACTAGGAGGGCTGATATTCGGTTCTCAAAGATCATCGTCTATCAGGTGGCCCAGAACCCGTATCGCGGGGGTTCCTTTCCGGTTTCCCGTGTTGGCCTTTGAAGCTTAGCAACTTCGTTCCGGTGTGTCAAGCGGCTGTTTTCGCTTACCGGATATTTAGTTGTTGTGGTGGAACCTTATCGCGTTCCGTTGGGTTTGTCAAGTGTAGTGTTTCCCTGTCGTGGTGGGGACTCTCGCGACCACGTAGACCCTTGTCGCTCCCACTTGACTACCCTATGGAATTTGATGACTCGAACCTACCCGCTAGCCGTAAGGCTGTCAAGTCCCGGTTTCCCGGGGCGGTTCGTGCCGTGTTGAGTTGTTCTGACACCAATATGCCCGTAGAGCACGTCCGAGTCAAGCCGTTGTAACCTAATCGTGACAATTAACTTTAGCAAATGTCTGAGGACAAAAAGAGAGCCCCTTTCGGGGCTCCCAGGCTCAGACGCCGTAGACCTCAAGGAAGTCTAGGATACGTCCCTCTGATTGGATCTCACCGGCCGGAACCAACACCTGATGCTCAGCGGCCTTGACGGTTTCAACATCGTATTCACGGATCACCATTCCGCAATCCATCAAATAGTCCATGTAGCTTTGCGTAAACCATTTACGCAATTGATGGAGACTTTCGAATGCGCAAACCTCGTGAGTTCGAATCGGCAGACGTTCATCATCAGGGGTGGGATGACCACCATCGGTAAGGAATTCGTGGTGAATGTCCCAAACCTTCTGGTAGTATTCCGAATTCTCTCCGGAGTCGATCACATAGGGGCCACTGTAAATGAGCCAACCGGCAATAATAACAGTTCTCTCAACGTGACAAACTCGGTACACCTTCATTTTGACTCCCTAGTCAATTGATAGGTAACAATGGGTATATGCGAGATATACCCAAAGTTAATTACCAATTATCTAATAAACTGAAATTGGCCCGGAATGTGCCAATCAATTTTACCATCATTCCATCGAACCTTAATCATACTAATGGTTCCCGGAAATCCAGCCGTTTTGTAATTGATGACAGTTCCAAGCATATCATCATCGGTGCTTCGAACCGTTTGATTCATAATATTATCCATTGTATTTTCCACCACCAATGTGAGTGCAATCCTTGTGCAACCACTTTGCGTAATCGCTCATGTTCCGCTGCCACTTCTCAGCCTCAGTCATGATCGGTTGAGGAGACTCGCCGCACGCGGTCAGCATGTCGCAAGCAAATTGCCTGTCCTCAGCCGTGTCAAAGCTGAACTCTTGAACGAAGTAGTGAGCACCCCGTACACGATGCAAATGCAGCTTGTACATGATCAACCTCCGTTGTCCTCTGTGCTGTTGTGTCAACAACTTCTCATGAAGACCATGATCATACAATAGTCCAAATGGGTGATTTAGATAACAGATTTGTAAAGATCAACTTTGCATTAGGAAACCGGCGACATGCGATTGCTCAAAAATAGTGCTTTACGAAAGGGTGTCAAAAATCCCAGGGCATTACGAATATATCATAAAAATTCCTGGGATTTTTGTTAAAACACATATGGACTAAAAATAATAAATGCTAAAAGCAGAACCGATAAAAATAAAACGATTCTAAAAATCCATCTTGATTTAGAGGTATGCTTCTCCATACTTCATCCACTCCTCTTCGGTAAATGTTTCACTCACGAAATGAAGTTCTGTATATTCAGAACATTCAGAGCAATTACAATCAACATGAATCTCTTCAATTTCCTTACCAGTCCAATCTGTCCAGCCTTCGTCTTTAAACGATAGAATCGGAAGATAGAACGGAAATTCTGGATTGAATACTGGCTCATCAGAATCGTATCGAGCTATCATATATTCGTACTCATCAACCTTAGCTAAACTAAGAGCTAAGACTTCTTCATTCATTTCATTCTCCATTAATAAAGAAGAATTGCCCCCAAAATTTGGGGGCAATCACATTAGATCTTTGGCAGCCATTTAGTTGCCATTGCACCAATAACACCAGCGGAAAGAGCACATGCTGTTTCGCCTTCACCCCAACCCTCAGCAGGTTCTGTAACTGAAGCACCAATACGAATAAAATCTTGTAGGGTTGGAGCCTTAGTAATTTCTTCTAGTTTTTCGGCGGAAATTTGTTCCGCCTTAGTTGATAGATCACTCATTCTTTTCTCCTTCAATAGTGAACTTTACTGTTAAATCATAGCCTGACTTTTCTAATTCGTCAAGCCATTCTGTAATTGTTGGACCATCACCAGGATCGGTTTCGCACCGGCGCCACTTGTGATCATCATTTAAATGAATAATTATTATTCCCAAGAGGCTTTCATCAGAACAGGCCGGGCATGGAAATTGTTGTAAGATGTCGTTGCTAATCATATATTCCAAAGCATCGGACAAGTCTGATCGTTGATTGCTTGTACAATCTCTATCCTTAGCTATATTTAAATAGCCTTTTGCCATTTCTTTATAATTTGCCATAATTTCAATCCTTTATAGTGAAATCAAAGGGAAGTGAATCTAGCCAATCAATTATATTTCGTTCTGAATTCTCTTCAGGAGTTCTTCCCCAATGGCATTCGTCATTTAATGTAACAATTGTTGTATGTATTGACCACTTTTGATTTTGCATTTCTTTGCAAAGACCGCAGTTACAGGGCCAATCAACAGTTACATCATTAATTTGAGGAATTTTTAATAAAAGTAATTTAGCTATTCCGCCTCTATTTTCCTCAACATTTAAATAATCACCATGCCTTGACCAGTTTACCTCTTGTATAATAATATTGTCACCAGCATATTCAACAGATATCGTTCCTTCATGATCACCAAGATGGTCAGGATAAGAGTAGCAATATACTGTAACGTTTTGTCCGCTGCAATTGACTTTTATTGTTGAGCCACATGATCGATAATCGGCATAAAACTGGTGTTTTCCAATAAGCTTCATTCCTTAACCTCAAAATCTATATCCAGTGAATTCAACCAATCAATAATGTTTTTCTCTGGATTCTCTTCGGGTACTCGGCCCCAACCGCATTTATCATTAAGGTTAATGATAATAGAACCAATTCTCATTGGCTCCTCTGGCATCGCTTTTCCATACAAACAGTGTGAACATTTACAAGGCCACATTGCTTCTTCACGAAGCGCAGGAATTTTGTCTCCCAGCATTATTGCAAATCCGTTTCGAGCTTCAGATATTTGAACTATTTCATCGTCATTCCAATAAAAATTAGCTAATTCAATCCAGGTGTTTTTACCATCGAGAAACCTTAATTCTCCACCATGATTTTTATCGTGACCCCTAATCATAAAACATTCTAGATCTACATCTTGGCCAGAGTAATTAATTGTTAATATTTTTTTACATGCTGGAACAAGAAACTCACCATCATCAACTTTTCCTGTTAACCTCATTATATTCCTTACAAATATAGCGTGGCCCCAATTGGGGCCACGCATTTAATTATTTGCTTTCTCTGGACTCGTTAGAGTCCAATGTTCCATAGAGGTGACGACGTCTATGCGCTAATACTGGATCTTCTTCTGATTGAACTTCTTTATTACGTTCTTCAGCTTCCTTGCGCTCTTGTTCTTCACGCTCTAATCTTTCTTCATTGGTTTCGTCACGTAAATCTTTTGAAGTAACTACTCCCTTTGACTTTCTTTGAGCCAATGTTAAACCCCCTCTCAGGGCTTGACCCCAAGCAGAGTTTATCAAATTACATGTTATTAGTCAAATTTAGTAATAACATGTAATTTGACTTAATGGCGTCTTCTACATCTTTGTTTACCTGCTTTTTCTTGCCTTCTTCAAATAAGAAAGATTTAGTTTTAGCAAGTAGATCAGATTTAATATTCTTTGTGACAATTTCTTCAGAAACTAGCATAGTTCTAATTGTATTATCAGTTTTGCACACGTCTACAAACAAACGAATTTGAATTTTGTTGTAACCTTTGTGCCAAATATTAATCTCAGAGAAAACAAAATCTTTTACTTTATGCTGTAACACCAACAACCGCACGATATTTCCCATCTCTCCATACCCAGGCATTGGGTATATCGTCGTGAGTGGTCCATACTTCTTTTTCCCATTTATCGTCATCATTCATTCCAATGACGTGATAAGGAACCTTCGTAAATCCTAAATCATACGCCGCCGTCATTCTATGATGACCATCATAATGCATAAAGAAGTCTTTATAAAAAGCAACTGCTGGAAGTCTAACAATTCCATTGTATTCGATACTTTTGACCAATTCGTCATATTGCTTATCTTGTCGCTTGCTATCCATCAACTCTAACCAATTAATTGGTCGGACTTCAACCCGATGAAAATGGCAACATGTGAAGCAATCGAAATCACCATGCTTCCAACAAGCATACATACACTGACATTCTACAAAATCACCATCAATATTTGGGTAATCTACAGACTGCCATGTAAATATTTGATCAAATGTAAATTCGATTATTTCCACAATTCAATTATCTTTCGGATATCATTAATATGATGTGGCTGCAAACCGTGAAATCCGGGCACATGAATTAATGCATAATCATTTTTGCAAGCTATCTGAAAATATTCTCTTTCAGAATTACCAGTAGCCATACATTGATCATGATCGTCATCAATCCAAATGAATTTTCTATCTTGTGCCAAATCAATAATGCCCTGGGCTTTCCACCACACCGGATTTTTTAGTTTTTGGCCCGCTGCATCATGAGTAACAATGGTCACTTCTGCAACTGGAAATTCTGGCAAACCAATTCGCCAACCAATTTTACTATTGGCTTGCTTATTCCATGTAGTTGCCCATGCCAAATCCGCAATATCTGTTAGGCTCATTAGCCAATCTTTGTGTTGTGGATTTAGCCACATTGTGTATTTATTGTTGGATTCGTCATCAAGGATACGATGACGCTTGAATCCAAATGGTTTTAAGAACCTAGGCTCAGCAAATGGATTCAAGACGCCATCAATATCGATGAACACGATTGGCTTATTCGCAGTCGTATTCGATTTCATAACAATCTTCTAGCCATTCTGGATAATCGGTGTAATCTTCGTCAAGCTCATAATCAACAGGATACATGAATTACTCCCCAATAATGTCAGAAATATCTTCCAGTACATTTAAGAAATATTTTCCTAGCCAAATTGCTAATCCAATAATGCCAAACAAAATTGTTCCAACAATTTGAACTAATCCTACTGTTGTTAAATAAATTACAGCAGCTCCGGTAATAAATAGCGATCCTAAGAGAAACTTCACGTTAAACTCTGAAGATTGTAATTGTATCCATACCATGCAATTTCTTGCTGGAAATCAATTTCGGTATTGACTCTATCTTCATCAATATCAAAAGAATGAATTACTTTACCGCCATGCTGCATAACATCAATTGCATTGCCTCGATAGACAAAGATGAGGCCATAATCTTCAATTGAGTGTCCGTGCTTGATTTTCAACTTTTTCCAATCATTTTATACATTAGGACGTGTTAGCATTCCGGGGGTTCCTCCAAGAAATTTGGGAAGAATCGGACCACCAACACATGGGCAACGATTAATTGACTTACTGCATCTATCACAGGCAGCCAGAGCAATAACAACATTCGATTCCCCTGGCTTTTCTGCTTTAGAAATTCCGTACATTACGTTTTCATTACGAACAATTGATGTTTTACTATTAGGAGGCGTAGCCCTTTGCATACTAACTTGTGGACGAGACTTAATCACAATATTGGATTGGATTTTAGTTTCTGGCTTCGGCTGACTTGTCGTTATATCATCAAATGTCATGCCATTAGCAACAGCCTTGC